GCTCCAAGCCGCGAAGACGGTCTACGGTGGCGGTGGGGTTGGAACAGTTGAAGGAGGCGGTGTGATCGACCTCCTCCCTCCGCCACACTTCCTCGGGGCGCCCGACCAATTCCAGAGCTGGCGCCCCGACCAGGCCGAGGCACTCCTCCGCGCCATCGACACCGAGAAGCGGTTCGCGGGGCTCGTGCTTCCGACTGGCGCCGGCAAGAGCCTCCTCGCCGTGATGCTCCAGATCCTCACTGGAAAGCGCACCGCGATCCTCACATCAACGAAGGCGCTTCAAGACCAGATCGCCCGCGAATTTGTGGAACTCGGGTTGACGGTCGCGATGGGCCAGTCGGCTTACGAGTGCTTGGCGGTACGCCCCGATGGCGAGCTGGCGGGTGCGGTCGAGTACCCCGCGACCTGTGACCGCGGTCCCTGTCGTGCGAAGGTCGCCTGCAGCCTGAAGGACGCGGGGTGCCTGTACTACGACACCCTCCGCCGCGCCCAGCAGGCCCAGCTCCTCGTCACCAACTACGCGTACTGGATGACGCAGTACCGCTTCGGCCAGGGGCTCGGGAAGTTCGACATTCTCGTGCTCGACGAGGCACATGCGGCGCCTGACGAACTCGCGGGGTTCCTCTCTACTGAACTGCGGTACCAGGACGTCACCCACTACCTGAGCGCGACGATCCCTCCGCTCCCGATCGGGTCGCAGCCCGAGCAGATGGTTGTGTGGAGTACGTGGGCACGCCGACACGCGGAGCGACTCGGGCACCAACTCGAACGCGAGGGGAACGAGTCGGACGATGCCGCGGGGGTGTCACGTCCCCGGAGCGCGCGAGACGTGGGGCGGTTCATCAAGCTCACCTACATGCACCGATTGCTGCAGTCGATCGCCGGGATGCACCCCGACGACTGGATCTTCCACGAGGAGACGGATCGCGTGGTGTTCGACCCGATCTGGGTCGCTGGGTACGCAGAGAAGGCGCTGTTCCGCGGGGTGGAGAAGGTCATTCTGATGTCGGCGACCTTCCGTCCGAAGACGGCGGATCTGCTGGGGCTGGACAAGGCGGACGTCGACTACTACGAGGCGAGTAGCGGATTCGCGAAGGAACGTCGGCCGGTGTACCTCGTGAAGTCTGCGCCCCGGGTCGACTTCCGCATGGACGACGACGATGTGCGGCGGTGGGTCGCGCTTATCGACACGATCCTCGGGTGGCGTCGGGACCGTAAGGGCATCATCCATACGGTGAGCTACAAGCGGCGGAACCAGTTGGTACAGATGTTGCGATACCGGGACGCGATGATCTCGCACGACTCCTACACGACGCGCCAGGTGATTGAGGAGTTCAAGAAGGCAGGGCCGGGGACGATCCTCGTGAGCCCGAGCGTGACGACGGGGTACGACTTCGCGTACGACACATGCGAGTACCAGATCGTGACGAAGGTGCCGTTTCCCGATTCGCGGGATCCGATCCTGAAGGCACGGACGGCGGAGGATGCGGACTACTCCGCGTACCTCGCGATGCAGGAGTTGGTGCAGGCGGTCGGGAGAGGGATGCGCGCCCCCGATGACTCGTGCGAGACGTTCATTGTCGACGGGCACGCGGTGTGGTTCCTCGGGAAGTACAAGGATCTCGCGCCGAAATGGTTCCATGAAGCTGTAATCAGGATCTCGGACACCTTGCCGCAGCCGTTGCCGAAGTTGTCCGCTCAGGAGGCCACGTAAATGCGCGAAGTAACAATTCGTAGGGTGTTCAACGGGTTTGTAGTGCAGGTAGCCTGTCAGACTCTTGTTTTCATGGACAAGGCCGACATGCTCAACGAATTAGAAAACTACATCGACCGCCCAGAGCAAACGGAAGAGAAGTTCTACCGAATCTACCGACCCCACGTCCTACACGACGCGTCTGCCTACGACGGCGGAACACAGGCGGGGACCGACGCTGTAAACCCAAACCAGTACGACTCCGCTACCACCGCACCACTCGGCGGAGAATCAATCGGTCGTCGTGCCCGCTAGCCGCAAACGCCGCTCCACCGCGAACGCTGCCGCCCGTCGCCAACTCGCACGGCGCCGCGCGCACGCCAGTATCCGCCGCATGGTCGACGCCGCTGAAGCGCACGCGATCCGTCGCGCACGCGAGGCTGGACACCACTTCTGCGGGTGCGGCGGTCGCCTGAAGCCAGTCAAACACATGCAGCGGGTCATCGCCAACCTGCTCCGCTGCAACCGGTGCGGGCGCGACACAATGGTGCTGCCAGCACCCCCCGCCGATGCTGCCGCTACCCCAACCCGGCCAGAAACCACCGAAGATCCTGGGATCCCGAGTCCCGAGATCCCGGTGCCCGACTCACCGTCTCTCGTTGAAACCGGGGAGGTTGGCACAGATGTCGCTATCTCCCCACATCAGAACATCTGACCGTCTATTAGAAGGGGCAACGCACACACATGAGCGAAACCGCAACCTACGCAAGTCTTCTCCCCGGGAATGCCGACGTTTCCGCGTATCTCGACGGGGTTGAGGCGACCATCGTTTCCTGCCGCGCCGCGACGACCGATTACGACGGCAAGGTCACACCCGCCGTCCCCGCCATCGCAGTGCAGTTCCACGTCGACTCGTTCGCGGCCGACAAGCAGCCGCGCATTCAGCACTACTCCGCCGGCAACCCCGAGCACCGGATCCCGAGTGACGACGGGAAGCGGTTCAAGGTCTTCGGCAACAAGAAGGGTCTGCCGAAGGACTCGAACGCGTTGCAGTTCGTCAACTCCATCGTCAACGCGCCGCATGTGTCAGGGCAGGGCGGGTTCCCGCAGGACCGGATCGGCGACGACCTGAGCGTGTTCGAGGGGATGCGGGTCAAGCTGCGGTCGGAGGCCCAAGACAAGACGCGTATGGTCGAGGGCCAGAAGAAGGACGACAGCAAGAAGGAGCGGACGATCGTGCTCGTCGATCAGATCGTCGCGTTGCCGTGGGAGAACACGGTGAAACCGGCAACGACGGCCGCGCCCAAGGCGACTGCCAAGAGTGCGGCCCCGAATCCGGGCACCGCGACTCCTGCTGCTGGCGGCCCGATGGCCGACAACGGCGCCCGCGATGCCGCCCTCGACGCCGTCGTGCAGCTCCTCGCCGACGACAAGAACGCGGGTGCAGTCGAGAAGGCCAAGCTCGGCCCGCTCTCGTTCCGTATCCTGTCGCAGAACCCGAATCGTCTCAACGCGACGAAGCTCCTCTCGCAGAATGCCAGCGAGTTCCTCCCGACCATCGTCGGCGCCCCGGTGATGAAGGGCGACGCGATGGTGGGAACAGTGGCGTTCGACGGGACGAAGGTGACGCTCGCGCCGGCTGCGTAGACGGAAAGTAACGATTTCAGTTGCTTTACGCGACTGAAATCGAATTTGTGCGGGCGGTATCCCCCGGAGCTGCTCTTTCTGGCCGGGTTGGGGTACGGCAACGGGGTGCGGGGTTCGCTCCGCCCGCCCGCATACCAAACTGCGTGACCCGACAAACCGGGGTTGAAGAAGAGAACACGCGACGGTGAGGGGCGGCGCCGGAGAAACTCCGCCCCGTTTTTCAAACTGAGATTACTGGGAGTAACAACAATGCGAACACCACTTTTCTACGTGCTCATCATCCTCGGCGCTCTGATGACGGCGGCCTGCGACGACATGGCGACCCCGTTCAGCCCGTCCGCCACTATCGAAGTTCCTGCTACCGGTGAAGCGATGCAAAGCTCGACTGTTGGGATTCTCGACCGCGGGGAGCGATAAGCCGCGGTGGCGCGACGGGACCGTGCGCGGGAAGCCTGGGAGCAGTTGAGCGATCAGCGGCGACTGGCGTACCTCAACGACGTGCTCACACCGGTTCGGCGTGACGACATGATCGAGCAACTCCAGATGCTCGCCATCGTGGCAGAGGACACCATCAACACCGATCCGATGCGTGAGGAAGCCGAGAAGCTCCTGCTCCGCTACATCAACAACCCCGACGTCTCTGAAGCGTTCTACAACGTGCGGAGGTTCTGCTCATGACGGCACGTCAGATTGAAGACAAGATCCTCTCCCTTCAAGACGAAATTGACGCCCTGAAAGGGGAGCTTGCCCAGCAACGTGCTGCGCTACGGCCCGGCGCCAGCGTTCGTCACCTATGCGGGGATCGCCTCACGGGTCGTGTGATTGCGTGTCCCTCCTTCTGCCCAGAGATAGGGAAGAGTGGCGGCGAATTGGTGTGGTGGGTCGACACGACCTACTACCGGCTTCATGGCTCTTACCGCGTCAATCTCGAAAAGCTGTGAGGGATGCAGCTAGTCTCGACCGTCGACATCTCTCCCGCCGATCTCATCGTGCGGCACGAGCTGAACGTGCCGCACGTCCGCAGCGGTGGCTTGCACCTGTCCGACATCTACAAGTCCATCTGCGTCGAGATGGATCGGAAGCGGTTCGACCCCGACAAGCCGATGGATCTGATCCGGGTCGAAACCGGCTCGGCGTTCGAGCAGATTCTCGAACTCGGACTCTCGGCACGGCACCCCGGACTCCTACGGCCTGGCGAAGTGGAGTGCGACGGGATCATCGGCTCCCCAGACGGGATCGACATCACCCCCTCGCCGTGGCGGCTCACCGAGTACAAGGCGACGTGGATGTCGTCGCGCGGTGGGATCGGGACCATCGAGAACGGCCTGTTCACTCCGCACCGGAAGTTCTGGCACTGGTTCGTGCAGATGAAGGGCTACCTCTACATGCTGAACCAAGCGTACCCCGGGCTCGGCATGGTCGAGGCGCAGCTCATCGTGTTCTTCGTCAACGGGGATTACAGCAAGGGCATGGGCGGGACGGGACCGCAACTGCTGTCGTGGATCTTCGAGATTCCGCCCGATGACCAGCTCCGAAATTGGGCGATGCTCCTCCAGCACGCCATCAGAAAAGGGATGTTGTGTGGTTAAGCGGCTCGTCTTTGAGGCGACGCAGGGACAGCACAAAGGGATGCACTGCATCATCGGCCATACGGGGCAGATCGGGAACCAGCTACCGGAGCACCTGATGCCGTTCGAGTTCCTCGGGCGCGTGGTGGAGTTCGCGGGGCTGATTAAGGTCACCCCGAAATACGCGCTCTACCGAGAGACTTTCCCGAAGCCCAAGGGCAAGTTCGGTCAAACGATGGAGACGTTCCATCCCGATCAGAGTTAGGACAACATGAACGCACCGCTCACACTCGCTGAACTCCTCGCCCTGCCGTCGCGGGAAATGATTATCGTGGCGGGGAAGGACGGCAGCGGCAAATCATCCGCCCTCGTCTCCCTCGCGGCCTTCATGGAAGCGTTCCACCCCGGCAACCAGTTCTGGGTGATCGACACAGAGAACAAGCTCCCGCCAGTCCTGAAGTCGTGGGGCACCGACGCACCCAAGAACATCGCGTACTACCACTGCCCCGTGATGAACGACATCACTGAGGCGACGGATCAGATCCTCCAGATGGCGACGCCTGGCGACTGGCTCGCGGTGGAGAGCATGTCTCGGGTTTGGGAGAAAGCACAAGACCTCGGGTACAACGCCGTCACCGGACTCGATAAAGCGATCTACCTCGAACGGCGCAAGGAGAAGATGCAGCGCGAGAACCTGAATCTGAAGAACGCGCCGCCTGTGACCCCGCGCCCCGACGATTTGTGGAGTATCACGAAAGGCGCCCACGACGGGGCCTTCTTGGAGCGGATCTCGCAGCACGAGACGCTCAACGTGTTGCTGACGACCACCATCGCGAAGCCTCCCCGCGCCGACAGCTTCCGCAAGGAGAGCGAGGGGCGGAAGGAGGTACGAAGCGAGTTCGGGATTGACGTGGGGATCGAGGGGGCGCCGCGGCTGCCGTACTACGCGCAGACCTTGTGCTTGCTGGATCGGCGCGAGGGGAAGACGTTCTGTCGAGTGGTGCGGGACAACCTGACGACGCGGGACGACTCAGGGATCGAGTTCGAGGTGCCGGGGCGGAAGATGTGGGCGCCCGCGTTCATGGCGGAGTGCAGGGCATGACACCAGCAGAGATCAATGCGCTGATTGAGACAGTCGCGTACGCCATTGCGGGGCTCATGGTGCTCTATTTCCTGTTCCGGGGATGAAGACCCGCGTCTCGTTCCGCCCGTACTCCTACCGCCTCCCGGTGTACCTCGCCCTCGCGGGCGTCTTCGCAGGCGCTCTCTGGGATTTCGCGTGCCCGCAACGCGTGGACGGGCAGACCGCGTCCGCCGAGGCGTATACGTTGGCGATGGGGCCACTCAGTCAAACGGAAACCGAGCGCGAGGAGTGCTACGCCACGATTGGCTTCAACCCAAAGCAGGGATTCATGATCGCGGCACCCCCCCAAGCGGTCGTGTGTATGCGGCTACGCGAACTCGCGGCGCGGGGAGTACGAGTCAGGTTGGTGCTGGAGGTGGAGCGGTGAATTACCGCCCCTTGACCGACATCTGGATCCTCGCGCGCCCCAAGGTCGCGTACTACGGCGCGTACCCCGCCGGCTTCCTCCACCGCGCCCGCGCGCTCCTCGGGGTGCATCTCGACGATCCCGTCCTGCACGTCTGCAGTGGCAAAGTCCGTGACTACCCCTACCGAGGACTCGGTCCCAATGACTGTACCGTTGATCTGGATCCCACTTTGGCTCCCGACTATTGCCAAGATGTACGTGAGCCCCTTCCTGCCGGGGGCTATTGGGCTGCAGTACTTGCGGACCCTCCCTATTCGCCCGAGGACGCGACTCATTACGCCGTTGGCGCTGGAGTATTTCCATCGGCATCGGAAGTCCTGCGTAACTGTTGCGCCGCGGTTCGTCCCGGCGGTCGAGTAGGCATCATCCATTACGAGTGGCCGCGCCCGCCGAAGGACTGGCAGGAGGTCGCGGTCGTCGCGGTCGGGTGTGGGCGAGGGCAGCGCGCACGTTGGTTTACGTGCTGGGAACAGGTGTGCTCTACCTCGACGCCCGAGTAGGCTCCGGGGATCTCGAACCCCTGCTCCAGCGTCTCGGCCTGACCGTCGAGGTCATCCCCAGGATCGACTTCGCCGACTGCGCCTTCTTCGGTCACGGCCCTGAGGGCGAGAACTCCCTCTCCATCGGCGTCGAGATCAAGAAGCTCCGTGACCTCCTGAACGTCGAGCGCCTCTCGGGACACCAGCTCCCCGGACTCCTCCGCCAGTACGACCACGTCTGGTTGATCGTCGAGGGGCTCTGGCGCCCTGGCGATGATGGAGTACTCGAAATCCCCCGGGGTCGCGAGTGGGGACCGCTCGAACTCGGCCGGCGGCGGTTCATGTACCGCGAAGTCTCGAACTACCTCACCACTCTCGAAGTAAAGGCAGGCGTCCGTGTCCGACGTACCTACTCCCGCGAGGAAACCGCCCGCGTCGTCGCCGATTTGTACGGGTGGTGGAACGACAAAGCCTGGGACAAGCACCGCTCACATCTTGCTCTCCACCGGGGACCGGATACAGCTTTCCTCGTACCCCCTCCCCTTCGCCGTCGTATTGCCGCTGAATTGCCAGGGGTAGGGCACGACCGGAGCGAGGCAGTTGCCGCAGCGTTCGGGAGCACGCTCGAAATGATCAACGCCGATGTGAAAACGTGGCTCGGAGTGAAGGGGATCGGCAAGACACTTGCCTCCCGAATCACCGAGGCGATAGGACGCGAATGACCATAGACGTTGACGACATACCGCAGATGTTGCGCGCCGCCCGAGCGCACAACGAATTTCGTACCACGCTGGAGAACAAGCTCTCGCAGCTCCGTACACAGTTGGTTCCGAGTTCGCGTGCAGGCGAGTACGACCGTGGGCGTTACGACGTACTTCGCGAGATCGCGATCTACATGAACCAAGCCACTCAGCGGCTGGGCCTGGTGCAATGAGAATTTTCATCCTCGAAGACGACCCCGTCCGTATTGGGTTCTTCCTCCGTACCCTGTCTGAACACATCGGAGACACGGACGAGATCCATCTGGCGACAGATGCCGACTCTGCGCTCTTTATCTTCGCCCCACCGTACGACCTCCTCCTGCTCGACCACGATCTCGGGGGACGCACCTACGTTGAGAGCCATGACCCCAATACCGGCTACCAGTTCCTCCTCCGTGTCCGCGACCGCATCGACACCCAGACTCACGCGATTGTGCATTCGTGGAATCCGTCTGGTGCGTGGGCGATGATGCGCCTGCTGCACGACGAGGGGATCCCGGTCGCGCGCCACGCGTTCGACCCGAAGACGTTCGAGATGATCCTGCCGTTCTACATCGAGCACCGGCGGCGCCGCCCCGTCGAGCAGGCCGCGTGAGCCCGATGCGCGCGATCCTGCTGGACGCCAAGGGCAAGAGTCGGGAGGTGGAGGTGCCGTTCCCGCCGCCGCAGACGTATACCGAGCGGCTAGCGGTGAGGCGACCACGGCGGGTGACATACCACGATCGGGTTGACATGCATGTGGTAGACGCCGAGCTGCACTGCCATTACGTGTTGGCGGATGGGACGTTCGCCCCGACCCGAGAGACGGACCTCGCGGTGTACCAGCAAGTCGGGAAGGGGGTCGTCGTCGATGTCGCCACGTAGGAAGCACGACCAGTACTTCACGCCTGAGAGTGCGGTCGCGGAACTGCTGAAACGCGTACCCATCTCCCCACATCATCGCGTACTGGAGCCGTGCGCCGGCTCAGGGAATATCGCAGTTCCGCTGATCTGCCACGGATGCGACGTCGCGACGAACGACATCGACCCCGCAATGCCGGCTGACACACACGAGGACGCGGCCGACGTGCAGTGGTGGCAGCTCGGGCTATACGACCCGCGATCGGGCGACGTACCGCGTGTCTTCGATTGGGCTGTCTCGAACCCACCGTTCTCTCGCGCGCATCAGATCGTCCCCCTCGCGTACGAACACGCGCGGCTCGGCGTCGCGATGCTCCTACGGCTCTCGTTCCTTGAACCGGTCGCGAACCGCGCTGAGTTCTTGCACACCTTTCCACCGACGCACCTAGTTGTCCTTCCCCGGATCTCCTTCACGGGCAACGGGAAGACCGATTCGGTGACGTGCGCGTGGATGGTGTGGATCAAGGACGGTATCCCGTCCGACGTTCATGTGGTCCCGCGTGCGCGTTGAGTACCTGCGAAAGCCGGTGCGCGCTGCCGCACAGGCACTCGATACCGAGGCCGAGGAACTGTACGTCCACGCGTGCCAGACGTTCAACCGTCGTGACCAGAACCGCATTCTTGAAACCCGAGCCAAGCTGTCGCGCCTAGCGCGCGAGCTTCGCGAGTTGATCAATGAGGGTTGACGGCGTCGGCAACCCAATGGCCCGCGTGATGCTCGTTGGAGAAGCGCCTGGCGAGGAAAAGGCCAAGCGCGGCATCCCCTTCGTCGGCAAAGCCGGCAACGAGCTGGACTACTGGCTCCGCCGCACATGCCGCTTGGAGCGCGACGACGTCTTCATCACCAACGTCTGTCGCGAGCGCCCCCCGAACAACCGCGACCCCAAACCGGAGGAGATCGAGCGCGACCTCGCGGACCTCTGGGGCGAGATCGTCGGGGCGGGGCCGGAGGTCATCGTTCCCCTCGGGCTGATTAGTACCCGCTACTTCCTCGGCCCGTGGGCCAGCATGGAGCTGTGCGGGGGACTACCACACCACGCCTCGGTGGAGTACCAGGGTGCGCGGTGGGAAGGGACGGTGGTGCCGGTGCATCACCCAGCGGCGGGGCTTCATCAGCCCGAGTTCTACGCGCTGACGGTGCGGGACTTTGAAGCGTTGGCGCGGTACCTGCGGGGCGACCTCGCGCTGCACACGGTCGACACCGGCCCCGTCTATTACTCGTGGCAGAGCGACGCCGGACTGATTGATCGTCACCCGCAGTTCGCGGACGGCGTCGTCACCATCGACACCGAGGGTAGCGTCGAGCACCCGTGGTGCCTGACGTTCTCGGGGCACATGCGGCACGCTACCCTGATTCGTGCCACGTCGCCCAAGAGCCTCGCGTGCTTTCAGCGGTCGATTGACGAGTACCGCCCCACCGTCGTCATGCACTACGCCCCCCACGATCTCCGCGTCCTCGATGCGATGGGCGTCCACATCGACCCGAGCCGCGTACAAGTCCTCGACACGATGCAGCTCGCGTATCTCGCCGGCCGGCTCCCGCAGGGGCTCAAGACCCTGGCGTACCGGCTGTGCGGGATGCGGATGCGGGACTACGAGGATCTGGTGGGGCCGGCGAACGAGCGGCTCGCGGCATCGTTCCTCGAACAAATTGAGGATCTATTCTCCCCCGCGCACCCGAAAGAGAAGAAGCACCCCGTGTGGAAAGCGGTGCAGCGGTGTCTGAAGTCGCCCCGAGGACCGCGGGCGCTCTGGGGAGACCAGCAACCTGGGATTCATGAGGCGGTTGGCCCGTACGAGATGCCGGTCGCAACGCTCGACGATGTGCCGTTCGAGGACGTGCTCTCCTACGCGTGTGCGGACGCGGACGCGACGCGGAGGGTGTTCTTCAAGCTGAGGGAGTGCTTCGATTGAGCGTCCCCCGCCTCCCGTGGTCTCTCGCCGAATCCGACGCGGGCCTCCTCCCGATCATCCGCCGCATGGAGGACGTAGGACTCCTCGCCGATCTCGCCCACTTCCGCGACCTCTCCGTCTACCTTGGCGACCTCCGCTCCGACCTCGACACCGAGATCCACGCGATGGGCGGCCCCGAGAACCCCGGGAGCAGCGATCAGGTCGCGGATTGGATCTACCGCCAGCTCCACGCGCGGGCGAAGAAGCGCACGCAGACGGGGCGGGGGTCAACACAGGACAAATACCTTGAAGCCATCAGTAAAGACCCGAAGACGCGCCCCGAAGTCAAAGGCGCGATCGACAAGATCCTCAAGCGGCGGGAGATCGACACCCTCAAGACTCGTTATGCGGACCCCATGCTCGAACTGCTCGGCACCGATGGTCGACTTCACGCGCGCATCCTGTACACACGGACTGATACAGGACGCCTCGCGGCAAAAGACCCTAATGTTCTGGCGTTCCCTAAACATTCGGATCTTGGGCTGCTTGTCAGGCATGGGTTCGTGCCCGCAGATGGTCATTGTCTCGCCGAGTGGGACTTAGACCAAGTCGAGATGAAGGTGATGGCGTTCGACTCAGGCGATGAGCTGATGATCGCCGAGATCAACTCCGGGGTCGACAAGCACAAAGCCACTGCGGCAAACGTTATCTACAAGAAGCCCATCGACGACATCACCAAGCACGAACGGTTCACGGCCAAGGCCGTCAACTTCGGGATCCTCATGGGGATCACCGGGAACGGACTCGCCGGCCAGCTCCTCAAGAACGGAATGCAGACGACAGTAGAAGCGTGCGACGCCTTCATCGACGAGTGGATGAAGGGATACCCGGGGTGCGCGCAGTACATCGAGGGCAAGCACCTAGAGGCAAAGCGGTACGGCTACGTCACCAACTGGCGGGGACGCCGTCGCTGGCTCCCGGCCGCGAACAGCCCGAACGAGCAGATACAGGCGGAGGCACTCCGCCAAGCCCAGGCGACGCCGATTCAGTCAGGGGCGGCCGACATCTTCCGGCTATGGATGGGGAGCGTGTGGCAGCGGATCGAGAAAATGCGTGCCGCGGGGATCTGGGTAGAGTTGCTGCTGCCCACGCACGACGCACTGCTGTTCGAGTTCGAGACGTGGGCGTACGACATCTTGGATATGGAAATCAAGGAGGCGCTCGCGGAGTACCAGATGTTCGCGGTACCGATTACGTGCTCTGGCTCCAGCCAGGGCCAAACGTGGGGGGAAGTGTGATTTCACGGAAATTGGCGGAAGCAGTTGCCGAGAAAATCGTTGCCACGAAACAGAGTGAGTCACAGTGGGTAGCGGTTTCCGTGCTCGTGCGCCTCTTGGCAACGATCAACGAGCAACGAGCACTTATTCGGCGACTGCGGAAGGAGAAATGAACTTGAACTTGAAGTGGTACGTGTGCTGGTTCCCCGGATGTCAGAAGGTCATGGTCAAAGTCGAAATCTCGGGAGAGCAGGTAACAAGCTACCGCGAACCCGAGGTACTCAGGCAGTTCCTCACGCCGCGCGCCGAAGAGATCGCCCGAGACGAATTGTCCCGCCTTGGAATCGAGTTCAAAGTCGGTGGCAACACTCGGAGCGGATACCCGCGTGAAGCGAAGTGGGTTGACGAAGATGGCACGATTCTGGTCCGTGCCCTAACTGGACCCGAGTACAAGTTTCACCGGTTTGAGGCGTGGTACTACTTTCCGATCATCGTGTTTCAAAAAGTGGTGGTGCCCCCGACGTACAGCGACGAGGACCGCGCTTTCGATTGGAGGGAAGTCTAGTGTCACTTGATCCCGAACTCTACGCGCAGCTCCACCCGCTCGTCACCGAGCGCCAGCGGAGAACCGCAGAACGTAACACCGCCGAGGCACGTATTGACGAACTTAACAACGAAATCGGCGCTCTTTTCGTTGCTCACGGCATTGAGAAAGGCCGAGTAGATAAGTGGAGTGTCACAGTAGGCATGGGCAGTCGAACATTCATTGACGATACGTTGCTCATTGAGAACGGTGTAGACCCCACTACGATCGCGCGATCGAAACGCACAGTTCACTTCCCGCGCGTTGACGTTAGAGAGGTTGGGCAGCAGTCGTGAGTAAGCAGTGTCCGAAGTGCGGCGGCGGTAAGTGGGAGGGGCCGAAGTACGTTCGTTACTACAACTCGTGGCTCACTCTTCCGGGGACGTGGCCGCATACGTCCGACAACCTTCCGCACGTCGAGGGGCTAGAGTTCCGCTGTTCGACGTGTGGGTACTTCGATTATCGCAAGACCGTTGCGTGCGGCGGAGATCCCGTTACCACAACAACCGCTACGCCAAAGCGCGTAACCGATACAGGCGGCACCGTAATGAACGACGACTAGCCCCTAGTCCGCAATCCCCGCCAGCGACATCGTCCCTGCGTACACCACATCCGACGCGACGCGGTACGGCTTCTCCACATCGGGAGCGCGGTACAGCGTCGCAGTGACGGTGTACTTCCCCGCCTGCGCCAGCCCGAGCACATATCGCGGGTAAAGGAACGGCGCCGTCATCCCCGACAGGTTCTCGCACGACGAGGAGTACAGGTGCGGCCCGTCGACCTCAAGGCAGTACTTCCGGTTGTCGGGGTGGCGGACGATGAGGATCTGGATGTTGACGCGATCGATCGGCGGGATCCCGATGCGCGGGTAAACGCGGACGCGGATCGGGGGAACGTCAGGGAGCGTGGGGGCGGGGGGCGGTCCTGGCGCTCGGGTCGCGCCGCACGCGATCAGGTGGAGGGAGAGGCTCAGAATCGCGGCGAGGCGGACCACCGGTAGGCTCGTTCCTGCCTACCAGCGGACATCCCTACAGACCATTGTAGAACAGGGTCGACAGGACCATACCGACGACCGTTCCAGCCCCGGCCCCAAGCGCGTAACACGGCCCCGCGAGCGGGAGTTCAGAACGGTTGCTCTTGCGGGCGTTGCTCCACCAAACCGCCGAGATCAGGAACCCGACGACGAACGCCCCGAGGTAGTGCGCGTGTGACACCTGGTAGACGTTCGTGGCAGTCAGGAAGACGATAGTGAAGCCGCGCGTGAAGATTTGGCCGTACTCGCGCCAGTTACCCACGGTCCCGTGCCGCCTCCGTGTTCATGCACATGACGATCTTCGAGTAAACAGAAATGTCCTGCAGTCGGTCGTTCAGCCCCTCGACCTTGTGCTGGATGTTGCTGTTCAGGCCCCAGAGGACCGCGTCGAGTTGCTTCAGCGCGTACACGAGCGCGACGACACGCTGGTCAGAGAGCTTCAGGTTCGGGTAGTTCGCCAGGATCGCGGCGACGCGGGTGAAGTTCCCGAGCGCGTGTCCACCCTTCGCGTAGTCGTGGTTCTTCAGGCTGTGCAACTCCATCTCCCGCACCGTCGTCGGCAGGAAATCCGGGTGTCCGTGGGGAAACGCCTGCCGCAGCCCTTCGATGATCTCGTTTATCACTTGTCCTCCTCTAACTTTCCGTATCCGATGCCGTCGTTTGAATCACCTTCAGCACTCGACACGGCGCGAAATCCGTCAGCGTCGCGTCCAGCACTTTGATACCGAACCGTCGCCCGAGCCGCCGCTGCAGCTCTCGCCGCAGCATTGTGTCGAGGCTCCCGTCGTCTTTCGCCATCTTCAGCTCCGCCCACTCGACACCCGAGCAGGCAGCGTGTATCGCCCCGGCTGCGACCGCGCGAATCGTCACGTCAGGATCAAAGGTCTTCGTGATCAGGGTGAGCGCGTCGGTGACTCGGAACACGATGACCGCGCCGACAGCGAGCACCTTGTCGTCCTTCGTCGTGATCGTCTGCGTCGTCAGATTGATGGACTGCCGCGCCACGACCCACGCCTTGATCTCCGTCCACGCCGGCCAGTACCAATGCACCCCGGGGCCGAGTTCGACCGGGTGAGCACCGCGGACGAAGGCGACCGCACCCTCAGTCGTGTTCAGGATGATCCACCGCGGAATGAACCGCCCGAACCACTCGACGACTTGGCCGATCCACGCGAGGGCGCCATCCGTCATGCTGGTTGCCCCTTCGTGATGATCTCCTTACGGCATGGCTTGCAGAGATCGCGCTCTCGCGCAACGCTGACCACCACTCGCCACGTTTGGTCGCCTTCCTTCAGCATGAACGTCGTCGTGTCTGCGGGGGCGGACGGGAGATCCTTCAGACAGCGGTCGCAGAATCGCTTCGTCATTCACGGAGGCGCACACGGAACCCAAGCGACCCGGACCAATCCTTGATGCCGTACCGCCAGATGAAGTACCCGCCAGAGGCGGAGAAGGTAACGCGCCCCCGAGTCTTCTCCCACCCCCACATCAAGTCGTGCTCGAACCAGCGGGAGCCGTTCTCGAAGTAGTTGGTCGAGGAGATGTAGACGTCGCCGAACGCGATCGTGAGATTAAGGGATACGGCACGGACGTAGGTACCGTCGGCGACGTTGAACACGCGGCCGACCTCGGAGCCGGCGTCAATGGTCTGCGCCGCGGCAGGCGTCGCGAGGAGCGCCAACAGGAAGAGTGATGTGGGGAGATACCTCATCGGAGGCTTACCTCCCATTTACCGGTGTTCTCCAACCGCGCGTTCCCCATCAGTACGTCGCTCGCGCCATACCCCGAAATCTCGCCGTAGCTGTTCCACGTCTCCATGAACGAGCTACCCACGACCCCGATTGACTTCCGCAACTGCACCCGGTGTCGAGCAGGGTCCGCGACCTCCTTCCACAGTGGTAGCACCAAGGGCTGATGCACATGCCCCATGAGGTACAGGTGCGCGTTCCCGTGCGCCATGAACCGGGAGAGGATCTGCGCCACTGTTCCCTTGGTGCGCGCGCCACCGACCCCGTGCCACAGCATCGTCTGGAACGGTTGGTGTTTGCCGAAGTAGATGTCGATGATTTGCCGCCCGTTGGAGTACGGGATCTTCAGCAGGGTCGCGATGAGGGTACCGAGGTCGCCAAACGCGGGGATCGCCCGACGCTCGTGGTTGCCGCCAACGTACCCAAGGATGCGGTGGCGCGCGGGCGCCCACACTTCGCAGAACTTATAGACCTGGGACTGCGGATCAGCGATCTGGTCGAAGGCGCGGCCTGGCGACCAGAGAGCCCACGCGTCGACATTGTCCCCTGTCCAAAACATAAAGCGATTGGGTTTTGCGAGCACCCAATCCCTGTACTCGATCACGCGATCGTATTTGGTGGTAACGTGCCCAAACTGCACATCGGTAATCTGCATCAGCTCGATCGACGAGAACTTCTTGTCGGGGATCTGCCACGAGACGTACTTCGCCTGCTCGCCGTACACCATCCCCGAGGTCATGGGATGTTCATTTGGTCGCATCCGCCCTGCGAGCTTGTCCATGTACTGGACGGTCGATTCGATCAGATCCTCGAAACGCTTGTTGCCAGTCTTCTTCGTCGTTCGTAACTGCGTCGATGCCATCGTCTGTGGTCCCTGATCTCTGGGCGCGAGGTGTATTTCTTGTAGGCTCGGCTATGGGCGGCCCGTGTTTTCGGACTGTCGTGAATTCGTTTGACTCTCGGCAACTGCCGGTAACACGGGCCACAAATGTAGTGGTCCCGATTGACCCAAGCGGAGCGTTCGACCGTACGTGCCTCGCATGTGCGACAACGCGGACGAACGCCCCGCTTCCACTGACGAGCACGCGCGGCAATGCGACTGGCGACCGACATTCACCGCGAGTAGTCCTGACCAGAACGCATCATATTCACGAGGCGCTCGGCGCGGTCGTACCTCTTTCCGGCGCCGTCGCCGACCTGAGTCGCCCACAGTGAGTTCATCATGTGCGCACCGCACTCGCAGTAGTAGAGCCGCTGTCGTTCTAGGCTCTTACAGTCGACGGCGTTCTTCAGCGCGGCGAGAGCAGCCGTGAACCCAAGCGCCCGCTTCCCGAGGTTGAACGCGAAGTCGACAATGACCCGCTGCCGCACGGGATCGAGTTGGTCGTACTGCGGGAAGTAGTGTCGGACCCGCTCCTCGAAGTAGTTGATGTCGTGATCAAGCGCGCGGTCGATCTCGGCGTCGGTGAGCCCGCGGCTGACGAGATCGTTGAAATTGACCTCGCGGCCTATCGCTTTCGAGAGCGCATCAAGGCCGCGGTCCTCGAAATTGAACCCGACGCCGATCGTCCACTTCCCCGCCGTGCACTTATACGGGTAAGCTCGACGACCTTCGTGTAAGACCAACTGTTTTCGTAACTTGGCGCGATCCTCAGCGTTCATGGGTGTTCGGCCTAGTCGCAAGGCTCATGCCGTCAACGATCCTGATGTGGGGAGGTTACAGCTCGACTCTATCTGGCCGGGTTGGGGTATCCGCTACGAGGGTGCAACTCGACCATACTAACGGGTGTAGAATGCGCGGCATGTGGAAGTGGTGTCTCGCCCTCACCCCGTTCGCGATCTTCGTAGGCATAGGCGCCGCTCAAGGGGATTGGGCGTTTGCGCTGTTGTGGGGAGGACTCGCAGCAGCGGGGTTGTGGGGTGCTACCCGCCGGCCTTCCCGCCAAGCCAGCCCGAAACTACCCCACCAATAAACGCCCCCGCAGCCCGCACGATGCCCCCTACCCCAACCCGGCCAGATTGAGCGGGGGTCCGTTCCTCCAAGACTGTGATCCGCGTCTCGTGATCACCCTGCGTCGTCAGCATGGTGCGTACGTCGGTCGTGTGCTCGTCGACCCGCTCCTTGATGTAGAGGATATGTGTGAGGAGTTCCTGATTCGAGGGTTCCAACATGGGGCCTACTGTCGAGGACGACGACTACGGGATGCCTTGGCGCGGCGGGTTCGACCTTGCCCCGCGGACTTCTCGGGGAAGTAGGTATCGATCGCCGGTCGCAGGATCGGGCGGAGGTACTGCTTCGGGTTGATGACGTCCATCCCGAGTTCCGGGGCCGGCGAGATGCCGCGGGCGATCTCGCGCGCCTCTCCGATCCCGCGCTCGGCGACCTTCGCTGCCGCGGCTGCTGCAAGGTACGGAACTGAGTACGGCCCGAGGAGTGGTGCCGTCATGGCGATGTCGAGCGGATCGTCGAAATCCTCGGTCAGTCCGACCTGGGCGCCACCAGCGGTCGCCGCCAGTCCTGCGAGGGCACGCATACGATTGGGTGACACACCCTGCGGTGCGTTGACGCCAGCTACCGCACTCGCCCCGTGTACCGCTTGGTTGAGCGGCGTCGTTTGGAACATCAGGCCCGCTTTACCGAGCCGCGACTTCAGCACCTTGTCGACTGGACCAGTAAACCCGAGCTTGCCCGTAGGCGTCCGCAGCAGATACCGCGCCGCGTCTTCACCCGAGATCCCCGGCACGCGCTCCAGAGCTTCCGTCGTCGCGACGTCACCCGCACCCAGGATGCGCCCGAACAGATTGGGCGACGCCTGCTGCTCCATCGTGTGAGCATCGACAGTTGGGTTACGCAGTTCGCGTAACCACGTACGCACGGTGCGTGGGTTGAAGAACTCCCGAATTGGTGCCGTGGTCCCTCGTTCCGCCGCAGCAATAAACGGCGCCCCGATGTTGCCCGCGATCGACTTCGGGATAGCGCGCCCCGACAACGCCCCCATGTACCGGAGGTTCTGCACTTCGTCGATGATCTGGCGACCAAGCGGACGGAGTCCTTGCGGCACGGCCTTCGCGATGCGCCCAAGGCCACGAGCAATACTCGGGGCTACGGCGCCAAGGAGCCCACCCTTCACGCCGCCTTCGACGTGCTCACCCTCGTCGGCGCCGACCCACTCCGGTTTCGCACTCCCGACGAGCGCACCGCCGCCGGTACGCGCCGCGAACCCGAGGAGGGCGGGATCGATCTGGCCCGCCTCGCTCCCAATCCCCTGTCGCTTCGCCCCGGAGTCCGCGATATGCGCCCGCTGCCGAAGCGCCTTCGACAGTTCGTCACTCCCCTCGGGGCGCAGGTACGACTTCAACGACTTCACGCGCGCGCCCGGCCCGAGCTGCGACTGCGCCAGCTCATTCGCGAGCTGCATGGTCGTGGCTTCCGGTCGCAGGGTGCGCGTCGGCCGCCCGATCCCGAGCCGCTGCGGGGCCATGCCTTCCGCGGTTTCGCCGAACGCGGGGAGGAGACGGGCGGGGTCGGTCTGTGGGGCGAGCTGCCCGCCACCACGTTGCATCGGGCGCTCCCCGGCGAACACGTCGCGCAGAGATGGGACCGGCGCATCTGGTGTCGGTGTGACAGCGGCCGGCGGTGCCTCCCCTGCGAGTGCGCGACGCGGCCCAGCGCCCCGCAGATTCATAAACCGATTCAGGAACGACGCCATCTCGTTCGGATCGGCGGTGGCGGCCTGCGGCGTGGGAATATCGTCGACCACGCTCAAGACGGGGTCGTCCATCAGTTCCCATTCGTTCAGTGTCGGCTGCGGGGCGCGACTCGCCTGTTCAGCACGACGCGCGAGGGACTCCGCGCCGGATGCCGTGCCGCTGCGAGGGACGACTTCAGCAGCGGTGGGCATGGAGACACGCGTGGGCTGCTGTGGCGCGCGAGCCGCTTCGAGTGCGTCGGTCAACGCCTCTTCAACAGTCGGGGTTTCGCGTGGACGGAGCCGCCCAAGGCCCAACTGTGACGCGAGCCGCGAGCCATCGTCGCGCGTCGGCGGTACATCAGCGGCGCGCCGTACCGGAGCAGGACGGTCAGGGACGCCGCTCCACGTATTCGGATCCAGTGCCTTCCGCGGATCCAGTGTCTTCCCCGTCTGGTCGCCGTTCCCCCGTAGCCAGGACATGAACCCACCGCGATTGCGAGCCATACCCCCTCCATCCGTTACGCCTGATGTGGGGGGATTATAAGACGGAACCGCGATATCGCCGAGTTCTTCCATCCCCTGTGCCCAGCTCCGCGGGGTCGAACGACGCGCAACCCGCTGGGCCGCACGAGACATCCCACGTACCGCCGAGATCGCGGGGAGGTTCTTGGTGACACCGAACCCGGTGGCAACGTTCAGGGGCGAAATCTCGCCCATCGCGCCGCCCCACTCAGAGCCCTCTCCGGCGCCACCGACCGCGCCAGCAGCAAAGCTCCGCAACCGAGGCCAGACGCCCTCCTTGTTCCGACTATCGCCCTCAATCCGCCGCGCCACAGACTCGCGCTGCTCGGGCGAGAACACCGACGTCACCAGTGACGTGAGCGGGTTCGACTTGCGGCGTGCGCTCTCTTCAGCGCGGTCGTAGTCCAGCCGACGCAGTGTCTCGTCGACCACACCAGCGCCCCGCCCGGCTGTACGCCGGTACGTATCCTTGGCGTCGCGAATGACGCTGTCGATGTCGGGGGTGTCCTCCAGCCCCGCGTACGGATCCACCCGCCCGCTCAGAGGGCGCATCCACGAGCCGAACTCGGTGCGACCCTTGCCGTACTGGCGATTCGCGTCAGCGTTAGTGTAGGTGCGCGACGGCATGACTACCGGAGTTCGATGTCGTCGCCGTACAGGTTGCGCGCTCGACGCCGCGCGTCTTCGAGTTCGTCAAGCTCGGTGTCCTCGAACTCACTGGTATCGAACCCAATGAGATCCGTCAACGCCCGCAGTGCCGCCGCGCGCCGCTGTTCCATGTCCCCAGCCTGCGCAGCCTCAGTCCGCCGATCCGCCGCGTACCGATCCGCCCCGGCATTGATGTCGGCAACCCCGAGCCGCGACTGCGCGCCGATCTGCGCCGGCAAGACGTTCTGGCGGTAGATGCCCTCCAGCTTCTCGCCGACTTCCTGCTCGCGCAGTGCCCCACGCGGGGTACTCGGATCGGTCAGCTCCGCCGCACCTTCTCGCCCCATCCGCAACGCGAACTCGTTTGGCGCCTCGATCGTCCCGTGCGCACCGATGTTCCGCCGCTGCTGCTGCCATGCCTGCGGCTCACCCGCGAGGCGGAACTGCTCCCGCCCAGCCTCAAGCCCTTGGAGCGCGAGTTCGCGACTGCGACGAGCGATTTCCGCGTCGGCGCCGTAGGTTGTCGTCGGCATCATGGAGCGCATATCACCACCAATGGTTGGATGAGACTGAATCGGTTTCTGTGGGCGGATCGCGTTTGGTCCTGTGGGTGCGTACGGCGCGCGAGCCGCCGGGAACATCCCACGTTTCGCCCCGACCGACGCATCCGCCATTTTCGAGACCCCGCGATCCTGCAGCATCTGAAAATACGTGTCCCACCGCGGGTCTGGGAGGCTGTTAATCGGCCTTGGTTCGTGGATGGATCGCGAGTTCCGTGCCTGTCGCGCCCGCGACCTGGCATCAAGCGACATTGAGAACGCGTTCGTCATTACACCGCCATCCCGTACTGCTGGTACAACGCCGCCAGCGCACTGAGTGCAATTTGCTTCCGCCGTTCCTGCGCTTGTACCTGCTGGTCGTACACCGCGCGATTCCGCCCGACCGTATCCTGCGCCTGCGCGAGCGACACGTCGCCGAGTTCATCGAGGCCGCCTGCGAGGATGTTGCCGACCCCGCCGCTCTCGAAACTCCGTCCCGTGCTTCCGGCTAGTCCGCGGGTATCCATGACGCCTTGGAATGACCGTACCGCGTTCAGTCGTTCCCGCCCAATGCGGTCCTTCGCACGCCCGTACGCGAGCGCGTTCGCGCCCTCCAACTCCGGCGAATCCTGACGGTTGAACGGGACCGGAGCCGAACTCTCGGACAAGATCCCCTGCAACCCCGCGAGGGCTTTCTCGCGGCCCGCGCTCATTCGACTACGGTCCTCCGCCCGCAGCTTGTCCTCACGCGCCCACACTTCCTGATACGACGGCCCGGGGACCTTTGGCGGCGGGAGCTGCGGTATCGACAGCGTAGACGACCCGGGGCCTGACGACGTGCGCGCCAACGGCACTTGCTGTTGCGCCATCCGCTCGTTGCTAGCGCGCGCCCGCTCCGCTTCCGCGTTCTCGTAATGCGCGTACGACGCCCACTGCGGTGCCATTGCCGCCTCTTGCTCTCGCTGTACGCCGTAAGTACGATCGCGCCCTGACAGGTCCTGTCCAGGGTTGTACGCCACTCCTGCTGTAGGGGCGGGGGCGCCGATCCCGATAGATTGAGGCCTATCGCTACGGACCCTCGCCGGACTGATCCCACTCGACGGAAGAACCTTACCTGCCATGCCGTTACACCAGTTCCGCGGTCAGCCGATCCGCGTTCATTCGGTACGTGTGGCCGGGGATCAGGCCAGCGGCGATCATCGCGTCACGGCGCTGTTGCTCGGCGGCGCGACGGAGTTGCACGATAACACCTTCGACCTTGACCGAGTTCTCCATCGCCGTTTGCAGTGCTTTGTACGCGTCCTGCGTAAGTTGCACCAGCGTTGGCACCCCCGCCTTCCACGCCTCAACCTTCTTGATCTGCCGTTCCGCCGCTTTCCGCCGAGCTTCGCGTCCCATATGTTTCTATTCTGGCACGATTCTTGCCGAACCCTAAAACACCGAATCGATCAGGTGGTACGCAATCGAGAACGTGAATGTCCCCGATCCATCGGTCCGATCCGCCGAACTGCGGATGTTTACAGCGGTATTGGAGTAACTGGTCCCCGCGCCACCCGAAAACGCTGAGCCGATGTCGTGTTGCGTCTGGTTGCGGTTTGCCACATTCGAGACAGACAGTGACGCGCACAGCGCCGTGCTGGATCCGGCGTACGCGGGTGTGACGACTGGTGCCGCACTGAAGATCGTCGCGCCCATCTCCTGCTGCATCGTCCAGTGAAACGGCACGATGATCTTGCCCGACTCGGCCGCCTTGATCTGCACGGGCGAGGTATTCAGCGACTGCATCTGCGTATGAGTGAGAGTAACGGACGCGGTCCCGAATGTTGATGCACTGCTGGCCAACCCACCAGACACATGCGGCGTGATGAACAACTGCCACCGCTCGGACCCGATGTTGTAGTACATCCACGCGGCCTGTTTCGGCCCAATAACAACACTGAGATTGTCAGGGAGGTCGAAACGGTACCGGGCGATACTTCCCGCGCCCTCGTCGGTCAGTGTGATCTGCGCCGAGGAGTCGCGGTTGATGATCCCGAGCAGTCGTCGAATGCGCGCGTACTGCTTGATGCCAGTGATCGTGATGTTACCGGTAGGCTCTAATTCGATCGCGACGGCGGTATCGATCCCCTCCGGTGCGAAATCATCGTACGTGGTACCGCTGACGGGATCCTGACGAATGACCGCGATGTTGTCAGTGGGCTTGACCTTGTCGAGTGTCCACGGACCTTTGAGCCATTCGGTGACGTTGATACCGGTATCCGTATCGTCGTCATCGCCCGTCAGCCCGACCGCCGCCTTCAACTTCGCCATGTTGTTGAAGAGGATCCCGAACATCTGATCGGCGTCCTCCATCTCGCGGGTGCCCGCGAGGGTGTACGGCTTGACGGTAATGAGTTTGTCGCTCATCTAACGCCGCGCAATCTCAAAGGCTGGGAACTCGTACCCGTACGGCACCGCCGCGACGTTGACGGTGGCTTGCTGCACCCGCAGCCGCACCAACCGCCCCTGTCCGAGCCGGCGGAGGAGCTGTCGCCCAAGCGTCATGTCGTGCGAGATCGTGGCTCCAGCAGACGCGTCCAGTCCGCCCACGTACGGCGTAATCGTGAGGTTCCCGCTTCCCTGGATCTTGCTGAGGAACGACAGTTCGCCGAAGTGGTGGAACGCGTCCGGGTTGCCCCCGTGGTGGAACGGCCCGTAGCAGTCCATGTCGATCGCGGTCGCGGCGCCGTCACGGGCGTTGGCGGAGTTCGCGGTGTACACGACCCCATTCGAGCCGCCGACGATGCACACCGGGAGGCCGTTCTCGTCCACCAGATGTGCCGCGTGGCTCGGCGTGAAGAGGCCGGTCTTGTGCGGCCCGTAGAACTTCCGCGTCAGGAGGCTGAACTGCACCCACCGATCTTCAACACTCGACCCCGCTGCGGCGAGATGCAGCTCGACGCACTGCCGTGCCTCGTTCATCTTGGCGAACGCGTTCGGGAACCGGGAGCGGGTGAAGTATGTGTCGCTGGTGAACCACGGGGCCACGAGTTCGTCGCTGATGTTCTTGACCCCCTCGTACGACCACTCGTACCACCCGTCGTTCCCGAGCCACCACGCGCGGTCGTTCCACACGACAATCGTGTCTGGGGAGAGGCTACCGCCGCGGGGGGAGATCTGCTGCACCGACACGTCGTCGAGATCGATGCCCGTGCTGCCCGATTGCGCGGAAATCTGCCACACTCCGTTGCGCTTGATGATGCCCAGATGGTCCCGGCGCGGCGCGAAGCCGACGATGCCGATGTGGTCGCTCCCGCTCGGGTGCGCGACGAGCTTGTGCGTCCACGCCCACGGCTTGTTCTGCTCTGTGATCCAGACGGTATCTGGGTCGATGTTCGACACCCCGAACAGCCGAGACTTCCACTCGACGATGGTCTTCATCCGCACGCCGGGGACGGTGCCAGGCGGGGAGAGGAGTTCGTCCGCCATCGAGGGCAGGAGTTCGAGGGTATCGTCGGAGGCGCCGTCAAGAATGCTCCGTGTGGTGTTGTCCTCGATGTCGAGGAGGTGGAACTTCGCGGTGCCGCCTGTGAGGTTCCGGTAGATGCCCTTGCCGGTGACGGAGTCAGGAGAGTTCGCGATGTCGGACAGCAGGACGCTCTGGTTCGCAGGCGAAATCTCCTTGTAGAAGTCGCTCAGAGGCGACCGCATCAGGACGTTGCCGTCGCTGTCCTTCACGAAAAAGTCCTGGTAGTACTTGAACGACCCCGTGAGGCCGGTTCCAGTGACGCTCGGATCAGGGCCGTGAGTCGGAGGGACGGGGACGAGGACGCGTACGGTGCCTTCCGCGTCGATGGCGAGGTTCCGCGAAGGCGAATTGACCATGACGACGAAGTTCTTCAGCACCGCGAACTTCGGCTTTCGCGTCGTCGAGAGCGTCACCCCGGTCGGAAGGGTGAGCGCTGTCTCGGTGCCCGTGGTGAGGTCGATTTTGTAGAGCGATCCCGCGCCCTGAGCGATGAGAAATGCCATTACGACGTCTCCGTCAGGACCGCCATCGGGCCGCCGATGTTATCCGTGAGTACCTTTGTCCACGAGCCACTCGCGCGGCGCATGATGAACCCGTCTGTCGCGCTCACGCTGAGGGAGCGGAAGGAGACGTAGAGATCGCTCCCGAAGAGGACTGACCCGCCGGGGAGGTTCCCCGCTACCCCGCCATCCACTGAATCGACATCACGACTCGTTGACCAGCTCGCGCCGTCCGTGGACGTGACGATGTGGATAATCGGGGTCGTCGAGTGGTACTCCACCGCGTAGAGCGCACTGCTGTACACAATCAGGTGCGCGTAGTGCCCCGTTCCGCCCGCCCCACCACCGCTCGTCACCTGTGTCGCCCACGTCCCCGCCGTCACGCTGCGCTTCGTGATCGTGGCACCCGCCGATACCGACGACCGCGTGGTGGCGTACAGATCCCCCTTGAACGCGACGAGGGAGGTGATGTGCGAGCGCAGGTTCGACACGTCCGTTGTCCAGCTCGTATCGACGTCGGGGTAGCACCGGACGATCTTCCCGATCCCATCCGTGGTGGACTCGCCGTTGAGCCCGACCCAGAGCTGGTTCATGTAGAACGTAAGGCACGCTGGGGCGCCCCCCGAGACTTCCCCGGTACCACCCCCGAACGCACTCGCGATCTGGCGCATCGTCCCCGTGGTGAGGTCGATGGCGAGCACGCGCCCAGGGCGATCAGGAGCGGACCCGCCGGGATCGCTGATGGCGAGGTAGGTCGTCCCGTTCGCGGTCAGCACGTCGGTGATGACGAACGGGGGGTTACCGTTGCTGCTCGGGCCGATGGGGACGGTGGTGACAGTCGACGCTTCCGTCCCGTCCCACAACGCGATAGTCGGGTTGTCGGTGTCCTGGGTGTACCCGTCGCCGGGGTAGACGATGAAATTCTTGAACGAGGCGTGCCGGCGCTGTGTCTGCTCGTTCGTGTTGTCCTGATACTTGTCGTTCGCGGCAGGGTCGAGCGGGGTGCTCGTGTCCGCCCACGTCGTCCCGTTCGTGGTCTTCGTAAAGCTATTCGTGTCTTCGGTCTGCCGAGCGGCGTACAGCGTCTTGGTGTACGTCGTCTTCAGTGGGAGTCCGAGGAGCCCAAGTACTGTCCCCGCGAGCGCCGACCCGTTGAGGATCGCCAGCCCACCCCGCTTACTGAGCACGAGCCGCCCACCCTTGGACTCATCCGGCGCCATCTCGGCGTTCTGTGCCTGGGTCAACGCTTTCGTCGACAGATGGAGCGGATCCGTGACGAGATCGACACCATCGGCGCCGAACTCGTAGTTACGGATGACGTCGTCGTCAGCGGGGGTGGACTGGCGGTCGGCCATTGTGATGTGGGGAGATTGATCCGCCGTTTAGAAGTACCCCTCGAACATCCCCTCAACGGTTTCGAGTTCCTGCTCTTGACGCGGCGTCAGTGCGGTCAGGATCTTCGCCATCTGCGACTCGTAGATCGCCATGAACTCAGGATCGGGGCTCCCGTCCTTCCGCTCCTTCGCGCGGGCGTGGGCAACGATCCACGCTTCAAGCGCCAAGTCTGATTCGCCCGGGATCGGGTTGTTGTCGTCGGAGCTATCAGCGCCGTGCGTCGGAATGAACGCGAGCGTCAGATTCACAGCCGACGTCACCTTCGGGGCCACGCGCACCGTCAGCGTCCCGACTGGCGGCCCCTGCCCGATCACGGTGTAGTACACCGTCTGCCCCTTGGGGTCGATGTTGGCGTGCCGACGCGCGTTCGCCATATCCGGGTGGTTCCAGTCCCGCGGCGAGAACTCCAGCCCGAGATTCGCGCTTGACGAGGTCAGGTCGCGTGCCTCAATGCTGACGACGCGGAAGCAGTTGGACGGGATGCCACTCAGGGTCGCGGTATCCGCCGCCATCGTCACGTTCGTGATGTCGATGGTGAGGAAATGCTCCTGATGGAGATCCACCACCCGCCGCCACGCGTCACTGCACCCCGAGAGCGCGTGAACAAGCAGCTCCGCGTCCGACCAGAAACTCGCGGTCGTCTCGCGGAGATGCTTCCGCGCATTCGTGATATTCGTGGAGATCAGGGTCGCCATCTATCTACGTGCCTAGTCCGCTAGTCCGCTAACTGACGACTTCTGTGACCTTGACTTTGCTGGCTGCTGTGAGGAGGGACGCGGCCAGAAACTCATTCTCCGGCACCTCGCCATCCAGCACGATAGAGGTTGAGCCCAGCTTGGTCGTTTTTACAATCACTGCCGCGATGACATCTTGCCCATCCGCATTCTGCGCGACAGAATAAATGATGACGGCCCCCACCATGCTCAACGTATCCATCAGATTTAGGAACTCAGCCCAAGTGCATCGTGCACGCATGTGTCACCCCCTACCGGACAGCGCCGGTAAATCCCGCATGTCGGTTCTGTGCCGTCGTTGCCGCCTGCTTGAACAAGATCATCATCTGCTCTGGGTTCGCAATCTGCCCGATGTCCGACGTTGACCATTCGATGACGTTCGCTGTCGGCGCGCGGGCGTCAAGGGTCGTATTGAAGCCGAAGAGTTCCACGACGCCGGTTGGCGCCGCGGTGTCGCTGACCGCTGTCACATCGCGCACGCCGTTGTCTCGCATCTGCCCGGTCGTCGTCGCCAGCGGGAAGTCGTAGCAGTTGCCGACCGGAGACGAGGCCGCGAACGCCACGCCTGTCGTCGTGTTGCCTGTATTGCCCTGGTCGTCGGTGTAGGTCACCGTGATGGTCGTGGCCGTTGCCGACATCACTGTCGTTACGCATCCGATCAGGCGGCCGAACGACCGAGGGGCAGCAACGGAACTACCATCGGTGAACGCGTTGGTCGAGACGTTGAACGAGCCCATGCTCAACGCGCCGCCGATTAGCGTTTCCGTGCCCGCCGTCGCAGCTGCGGCCCATGCCCGCGTCGGGATGAAGATGCCAGAAGCCCCCGGAACCGTCCACTGCCGTTTGAGATACCAGACCGCCGCGGTGGGCGCGGCCACGCTCTCGACAGGTAATTGAATTGTGACGAGGTTGCTGGCAGCCGGTGACCCACACCCGCCTGTGCAGTTCACGTCTACCGATGTGCCCGTGAGTGTTGCGTAAGTGCCGCGCGTCGCTCCCTCGACACGCATGACTTGCGCGCGCGCCGCCGTGATTCGTGCCGCGGCGATGTCATTTTCAGTAAGCGTTGTTCCGATCGCATCATCGAAAATAAATCCCGCGGGCGCATTCACGCTGCTGCTCTCTTGCGTAAAACCAGCGCCACCATCGACGAATGTTGCCGCGCCGCCACAGCCAGCCGCACATTCCACTTGGAGTGAGCCTCCTGCTGTCGCTGTTACCTGTGCATTGTCAGTTCCATCCGATGGTTGCATGAACCCGCGACGTGCTGCTGCGTCCATCATCGGCATGAAATTCGTCCCATCGGTCTGTCGATTGAACAATTGACCATTGAGCCCGAACCATGCGTTCACGCGATCGCCAGTCGCGACGGCTGTCGGAGCGGTCGAAGAGGCTCGACCACCGATTTTGACGGGCGGCCCTACGTCTGGCACATCGTTATATGTCGTGCCAGCGACACCTACGAACCGCACGGCCGGTTCCGCGGCGGGATGAATTCTTACTGTGATTACTCCGACGCCAGTCAAATCCACCACCCGAAAATCAGTGATGCCTCCTTCTAAGCTGCAACTCCAAATCGCTCTGGCTGTATCCGGCACGGCTGCCTCAGTCGATATCGTGCCTAACACTACTTGTGACACACCGCCACGAGCCATTTCAAAACACGCCGTCTCGCTCCAGTTGGCCCCCGCATCGACTGAGACTTGAAATTCAACGCTGTCACTGGCGTTATCAGCTATCAACGACACGACAACGCTTCCCATCCCTGTAAGGTTCGATGCCGTGAGCGCAGCGCCACCTACCGTCAGTGTACCTGTCACTGCCGTAATTGCTGCTTGGTGTCCGCGGATTAGTAAGCCTCTCGCTGTCGCGCTCGCTGTTCCTGTCGCGTTGTCAATCAAATTGCCGTCTGATGTTGCTAACATCGTTGCTTGCTGCCCATTCAGCGCGAACCAGGCATTCACTCGATCCCCATTGTCCACAGCGGTTGGCACTGCCGCACTTGCAAGTCCGCCGATCTTTATTGGGCCATCAGCATCGGGCTCGCCGTGCAAGACATTGCTGGCCGCCCACACGGACCACTCGCTCCCCTGTGACACCGAGAGCGACGACTGATTACTGGCTATCACGACTGGCAGCGATGCCGCCATAGTTGCCTGACCCTGCGTGAGCCGCACCCACGCGGCCCCGCTCCAGACATTTGCCAGTGCTGCGCTGAGCCCGACCGTTTGCCCGCCCGCGATCGACCCGTCGTCGGCGTCAGTCGTCCCACCGCCGAAGCTCGTAATTTGGTTCCCGCTTGCGTCTACGACGGCGACCGACAGCGAATCACTCGATCCAGTGTCCTTCACGGTCGCGGTGTTGCTGCCTTGCACGATCGTGACTTCACTCGTCTGGGCAAATGCGCTCGCGGCCAGCAGTAAAAGCGTGCCCACAAGCGCGGTAATACCGAGCGCCTTCTTCCAACGGCGCGGTGGGGATTGCAACGAACGCACGAGCCCTTTCACGACTGCCTCCGATGCTTTCGCGGTCCTCGGGACCAACAGTTTGAGCGTATCGGTGTCACGGTTCCCCCCTTCGTCCCAGATTCGTACTGCGCCCGCCAGCCCGCGAATCGTCGCAAGGATCTGCCGCTCCCGAGGGCTATCGACCGAATCGAACACGATGACGGCATCGTCGGTATCGTTGATGTCCACCGTGTATTGCGCGAGTCGCGCCAACCGGTCAGGTACGACCGTTACCCCGACACTCGCGAGCGCGGCTCGCACGGTCGGGACTAGTTCTGATGCACCTGTAATTCGCACAAACACCGGTCTAACTCCAATCCGCATCTACCGGGCCGGTCCCGCTAACCGCCTGGGCGTAAATCACCGTCTCGTCCGACGTGAACCCGAACGGACGCCCGTCACTCGACGGCATGTCGTACATCTTTTGGATCCCTGCATTCACGGTGAACTCAGTTGCCGCACTCCCGTCGTTAGTGCGGAACTTCACTGCTGCGGTACCCGCCCGCGGCGTCAGTACGACACGGTTGCCGTGGATCGGCGCAGTAATCGCCGTCCACGAGACTGTGTCGATCGTGGTCGCCGACCTCGCGACAGAACGCACAACGCCCATGCGGCAGCCTTACGGAGCCGTGACAGCCGCAGCAGTGAGCTTGTTGTACGCCTCGACGTGAATCGTCCCCGCCGGCCCAGCACCGGCCGCAGTGATGTCTAGGTTCTTGCCCTCGGTCAACGCGCGACCAGTGGGACCGAACTCGATCACGTACGGCGTGGCCTGGGACGCGGGGATCAAGCCAATCACGAGTGGCGTACCAGCATCATCCTGAATCGTGAGCGCCGTCGCGCTGACGGTACTCGGGACGTAGACAATCCGCTGGATGTACAGCGTGTGGCTCGCGTTGCGGACGGTCGCGATATCGGCCTTGCCGGTATCGGTCGCAGCAAGGAACGAATCCTTGCTGCGATCTTCGTAGAAACGGCGCTGGCGCAGATAGCCTTCACTCATGATTAGCTAACCTGGCCCGTCGAGAACGGCGTCGCCTGCACACCGGTCTGCGCAATCAGTCCACGCACCGACCAGCCATCGGCGACCATGTCTTCGAGTTCGATCCAGTCGCCCTTGAGGCCACCGGTCGTGGTGCCATTCAGGTTGATCTGGTCCGCGTCTGCCGCAGCCTCCCATGCCTCAACGGTCACGCCGCCATCCTGGGCACCGAAGATGTTGCCGAAGAAGGCGTCATTGCCGACGACGTTGATCCGGTGCTGGTTTGAGGTCGCGGCGACGGTCACGACGAAGCGGAACCGCGCGCCGGAACCCGAGGCCGCCGGGAGCGTGATCGTCGTGCCAGCGGCAGTGTCGAGCGCGATAGTTTTGCCGTCGTGCGAGGCGGCAGTCAGGGTAAGTGTGGAGCCGCCCGCGACCATCGCACTGTTGATGACGGGGTTCGTCAGCGTCTTACCCGAGACGGTCTGTGTGGACGTGAGATCCGCGGCTTCCTTCTCAGTCGTACCGGACGCACCGGTTCCGAACTTGAAGGTGTCCGTATCGCCATCGACACGAACAGAGTTGGCGTTGGGGCGACCGGCAGGGCCGATCAATGAAGAGGAGCGAACAACATTACCAGCAGGCATCGAGGTAAATCCTTCACAAAAGGGCGGGTACGGCCTCGGCTCGACCCGCAAGTTACGAAACGAGATGTGGGGAGGTATCTACCCTCCCCACACCCACAGCGATTACGGGTTGCCGAGTAGCACGAACCCGTCAGGCCCGTCGCCCGCCGTCGTGCTCGTGGTGCCGTTCGCGGCCGTGTCGCTAGCGATGGTGAAGCCATTCGCCATCGCCCATCCGGCCGGATCGATCCAGACTTGCACTTGGTTCGCAATGAGAAACGACAGGTTGATGTCGTCGTCGGTTCCCGATGTCACCGTCGCCGAATCGTTCCCCTTGAAGAACGCGTCGGTGGCAGTGTTCCGTTTCTTGCCGAATATCGCGTAGATCTTGCACGCGGCGTCGGCGATCACCGTGTCGGCAGAAAGATCCGCGTACGGAACAAACTGCAGATCCGGGTTGACGCCGTGCTGCGCCAAGTACGAGAACACCGCCCGCATCTGCTCGTGGACGAAGGGATTGCCCCTCGTGCTACTGGAGAGGTAGTTGAATACCTTGCGCTTCGCAAGGTGGATGCCTTCAACAGAAATAGCCATTTACTGATCCTTGTTAGGTAGTCGGCGGGGTGACGAGGCCCGAGGCGGTCTGTCCCCACCCACCGGGGAGGACGACAGACGGAGCAGTCGGGGGCACGGGCGCCGAGCCCGTACTGAGAGTGAGATCGCGGCGTACGTCGGATTCGGTACGTGCGCCACGCTTGATCGGGGTATAGCCGCGGGCGGTGTCGCCAACAACGATGGACTCGCCAACGCGCCTCTTGTAGGTGCGATACATACTCTTGGCGCGGGCCGTGTTCTCGCCGTCGCGCCAGCGGTTATAGGCAGCGTCCGCCTGCTTGTCCTGCTCGTCAGCGATGTCGGCAGCGCGATCCGCACCACCGTGCCGCCACACGTCGCGGTCAGCAAGCCACTGAAGGACGTTCGCGCCCCAGGTGATGTGTCCGCCGAACAGCGTGACCGGGATCAGGTCGTTCCGCGCCATGACCGCGGAGTCCTTCGTGAGATTCAGGACCGTCTGGATGCCCTTGGTGAGCCTCCGACGCCGCGTGAGCCAGTACCCGAACCGCTGGGCGGACGGGAAGATGACGATGTCGGGGTCGTACGCTGCGAGTTCCCGCCGAAACGTCTCCGGTGGCGGCTGGAGATTGAACGGATTCCGCCCTGGCTCGCAGAGCCAGTTCGCGGGGATCGCGGCCAGAGCGACGCCCATTACCCGCCGATCGCGCCGGCCGCGGAGTCGTGGAGCGACGTGCGCTCGACCTCGAAGGACCGCAGCGGGATCCGGTTCCGCTCGATCACGACATTCTGGAGTTCCTGCCCAAGACGGCTGCGGTCGATCCGCTCGATGCCGACCGGCATGGTGGTACCGTCCTCGAACATCGCGTGGATGCGCCGCTTGTCGTCGACCACGAACTCGATCTTGGTGATATCGTCGATCTGCTTCTTGCCGGGCGCAGCCTTGACGCCGATCAGCGACACGTACTGCGCGGGGTTGAGGGGATTCTCGCTCCCCATGACGATGTTCTGCGTCCGCGCGAACCTGACATGCTGTACGGGAATCGCGTTCTCGCCAGGCTGCAGGATGTGCTCGGCGGCGTCGTACATGTACTGGATCGGTGCGCTGGTGCGGTTGACGACGGTGACGATTTCGGTGCGGCGTGCCATTGATTTCCTCTCTCCTCTACTGCCCTTTGAAGTAACAGGGCCGTGTTAATTAACATGGCCCTGTTACCCGATTGACTACTCGCTACGAACCACCACGAGCGACTGACCCGTCACGCCATCGAGACGGATGCACTTCGCGGGGTACGCCACGTAATTCTCGTGACGCCGGAAGTACCACGCCTCGAACGCGTGCTTGGCGGAGTTGCCCGTGCCGTCGCGGACCAGAATGCTGCCGTCGTCGTCGACCCAGCGGCCCTTTTCGGACACGTACTGCTTCGCGCCCATATTGGCCGAGTCAAGTCCGACGATGACGTCGAGCGGGAAGTCGCGGATCGCGATGATCGGGACGTTCCCCATCGTCAGATCCTCTTCCTGCTGGAACGCCGCGGTGCCGCCGTCCGGCTTGCGGAGCGAGCCGCTGGTGGAGTACCGGCGATCCGCTTCCGTGAGCTGGATGTAGAGCCGGCGGGTGCTGTGATGCATCACGAGCTTGTCGATGCGCCCGCCCAACCGCTGATCGGCCACGTCACTCGCCTGCTGGAGCACGTCGAACGAGAGGGCGCCGGTTGTCGCCTTCACGTACGCGTTGACCGGCGTCTCGTAGATATCGCGGTCGACGCTGAAGTAGTTCGTCTTGTAGGTGCCGTCGTCGATGAGTTCGAGGATCGACGTAGGGGCCTGCTCGAAGCTGGAGTCGCCCACGTCGGTTGTGGCGGAGGTCGCACACTGCACGAGGTAGTCGTTGTCGGCCCAAGCCGCGTTGATCGAAGCGTCAGGGGTAAACCCGGTGCCATCCGAGTTGACCGAGCTGACCTTCACGACGCCCGCACGCAGCGCACCCGTGGACGGGTTGACCGCGCCGACGAACATGTCGCGTGCCACGAACCGGTTACCGAAGCTCGCGTGCGTGAACCCACCGGGGTTGTCGAGTTCGACCTCGTCCGCATCGGTACCCGGGTCGCCCGAGAGGTACGCGAGGATGCCGCGGAGCGAGCACCAGTAGTGCTCCTCTTTCCGCGCGAAGTCGTCGATGAGCCGGTTCATCTCGTCCTTACGCGCGTCGACGAACGAGTTCTCGTCGCCCATCGAGTCGTCGAGGATCTCCTGGGTGTAGCGGACGCGGCCCATGACCTTCTTGGTCCGCACTTCCGACTGGACGTACTTCTGCGCGCCGGCCGCGGCGATCCCGCCGTCTTCGCCAGACGCCATGACGCCCGCGTTACGGCCGACGTGGGTCGTGAACTTCTTCGAGCGGCCTCCGTGCGGGATCTGCTGCGCCTTGAAGATCTCCTTGAACTTGTTCTTGTTGCTGACGCCGTCCGCGACGAAATCTTCGTAGTCGTCCTTCAGGGCGCCGTCGAATACCTGTGTGTTGGTGCCAGTTGCCATTTGGGGAGAAACCTCAGATTCGGGCTAGGCCGCCACGGCCTTCCGCCGCTGCTCCATGCGCTGGAATGCGCGCTTGTGGATGGCGTCGGGATCCTTCGGGTCGAGCGCCGGCTCACCGGCAGCGCCCGCAGGAACGACGGTCGAGGACGCGCCAGCCCGAGGAAGGGTGCGAGTACGCGCGACCGTGGTGGTGGAGGCAGACGCGCGACTCGTGTGATACGGGTCGAGCACGTCGGTTTTGTATTCGTTCACGAAATCGACGACGAGCTGCGGGTCGCCGTTGGCGTACCGCTCGAAGAAGTCGTCGTCAGTCCGCAAGAGCGAGTTGAACGTCGCGATGAGTTTCCCCATCCCGCGCTCGGTGAGTTCGCCGACCTGCGTTTTGACTTCCGACTGTAGCGAGCGCATCACCGCCGCGCCGTGCCGCTTCCACTGGTTTTCCTCGCTGCTCTCGAACGACGTGATGCCGGTGTCGACAAACTTCAGCAGTCGGTCGAGCTTCTCGTCGTCGAGTTCCGCGAGGCGCGCGAGGCGCGGATGGACGAGGGCGAACTCAGCACGAGCCGCCTCGACCATTTCCAGCGTCACGCCGGGTGGAAGGTGGGGGGAGTGGGGAGCCGCCGGTGGCTGAATGCCAGTCACGGCCGCGAGCTGCTGCTGCGCCTGTTCGAACTTGCGCTTCAGCTCAGCGTTTTCCTTGCTCAGCCGTCGATTTACATGAGGTGGATGCCACTGTGACCGATCCTCGTCAGGCTTGCCGGTACCGGCAGCGGCGGCAGTTCCGGCAGAGGTAGACCCACTCTGTCCGGTTGTCTGCTGAGCTGCGGACTGCCCACCAGAGGCGACTGCAGAGGTGGCACCAGATGTGCTACCGGTCGCAGTCGAAGTCTGATGTGGGGAGGTTCCGGTGGTCGCGCCTGCCGGTGTGCCGCTGGACGAAGCTGCGGCGGGGGTGCCGTCCTGAGGGTTCTCGTTAGCCATGTCTTCCCTTACCGTTGATTTGCGGCGGTTTTTGAGGCCGTCGCCGCGAGCCCGTACTCGCCTGGGGACGTTGTCTTCACGTCCTGATTCTGGCACGATACTTGCTAGGATGCAAGTCAGGCCACCAAGCCCCCCACATCAAATTGTCAAGATCCGGTCCGGTGACGTGCTCTGTTACCGTAGCCGTGGGGTACTGTCGCGGCTCATTCAGATCAAGACGTGGTCGGTCGTGAGTCACTGCGAGGGGTACGTGGGTGGGGGACGGAGCGTCGCGGCGCGCGACGGACTCGGAGTCGCGAACTACCCTCTACGACTGGAGGGGCTGTACGCGGTGGTGCGTCCGTGCGCGTCGTTCAACCTTGGATCAGCGATGGCGTGGTTCGACACGGTCGACGGGCAGGAGTACGACTGGCTCGGTTTGACTGCCTTTTTTATAGCGAGACTACAAGGACGCGAGAACCAAAAAATGTTTTGTTCCGAGTTCTTAACTCGGTGGCAGAGACATGGCGGTATACAACCGTTCGCTGACGGCTACGACGCAGATGCCGTCAGTCCCGGTATGTTCCTCAGCTCTCCCGCGTACCGCGTAGTATGGCATGTCTAGATTCAACGCCAAGAAGACACACTGCAAGCACGGACACCCTTTCGACAAGGCCAACACGTACATCTATTCGCGAAACGGTAGACGGGCATGTAGAACCTGCACGAAAAGGATTCACCATAAAAATTACCGCGAGCATCTAGACGACTGGAAAAATCGCGCAATCCGGGCATCAGAACGCGCGTGGCGCCGACGAGCAGAACTTGGCCCCTGTGTAATTTGTGGCGAAGATCGAATCGCGTGTCTAGACTTACACCACATCGATCCCGCGACGAAAGAAGCGAAGATCGCGGTGCTGATTTTGGCTGCGTCGGATGAGAAGTTCAATCGCGAGAAAGCGAAATGCGTCGTACTCTGCGCGAATTGCCATCGCTGTTGGCACGCTGGACAAGGACGCGCGTGACTACGAACGCTCTATCTGGCCGGGTTGGGGTAACGGCTACAAATGCCTGATCAGGGATACGTCAACCAGGGAACGGACCCACGCATCCTCGGCAAACCCGCAGCGGCCGTACAGCGAAAACTCTCGTTCAAGTCGCCCGACGAGCCGCAGTACCGACTCTGGAGCAGCGAGAACGGCCAGTGGCAGTTGATGGTCGCGCGATCAGTCCCACGCAACCTGCCGTTTGTGTCGATCGTGGTGCCGCGCCCGTTCTCAGATCGGCTGATGACGTTTCGGACGGGGTGGCGGTACGACAAGTACTGGGGCGACGAGAACGTGCAGGGGTACAACCCGCAGCCGGAGATCGTCGGGGGCTACATCGCCGACGTGATCGTCAAGCTCAATCAGAGCAAGGTTGTTCATTATTAAGCACAGTTGTTCATTATAATGAACGGCACACACCAATGAACGTCCTAGGCCGCGCGCGGAGTCGCGTCAGCAGGATTCGCGCTCTCCCTGTTGGAGTTCCTCATACTTTGCCCGCCGCCTGGCGCACTACTCCCTTGCGGTCCTCCACCGCTCGCGCCCGCACCCTCCCCTCCTGAGCCATCCCCGGGGGGCGTCCCGCCCCCTGGCCCGCCTTTTCCATCCGCCATGCCGGCGATCATCGCCTGCTGGAACACGCCGTTCTCGTGCTCCCAGATGTGCATCTGGATCTCCTGCATCGCAGTCGGGTCCGCCAGCATGAGATCGCGAATCGCGTCCGAGGTCGCCCACATCTTGTGCTGCGCGACGTGGACGGGATCGTCGTCGACGTAGTCGATGCGGACAAGCGGGTTGGTGCCTTCCTGTCGACCGCCGGCGATCCACTGCTCGTACAAGTGCTGCTCGCGGAGGGCCGCGGAGACCGATTTGTCGATACGCGGGATCAGGTTCTTCAGCCCGAGTTCGCTGAGGACCGCGTACAGTTGGTCGGGATCCTGCGGGTTGATGAGCGCGAGCTGGTTCGCGTGATCGATCGCGGCGCGCTTGCCGAGCGCGGTCTTGGGGACGGTGCTCCCGTCCTCCACCAGAATCGTGACGCTCCCTTGGAGGTCCGCCTTCTTGAACGCTTCGTGCGACCACGTCCGGTTCGAGCCGAGAATAGCCTTCACGCGCTCCTCGGGGCCGAAATCGCGTTCGAGTTCGAGCGCAATCGCGTACCACTCGCGGTGTCCGCGCCCGCGCTCCTGAAATACCGTCGTGAATCGCCGCTGGCCCTGCTCGATGAGGGCTTGAATCGCGGAGAACGCTTCGACATTCGGCGGACGCTCCCCCTTCAACACGTCATGGGTGCCGATCGCCTGCTCGATCTCGTCGACGTACTGCTGCCGTAACGCGAAGAGGCTCGCCGGGATGTTCTGCCCGTCGATCCGTTCCGGTTTGCCGAGCCCGTTGGTCCCGAGCGCGTTGTACCGGACGATGATCCCGGGTTCTCCGGTGAGCCGCTCGACCTCACTCCCCTTCGGCTCCAGCCAGATCCCATTTGACATGCGATCGGTGGCGAGTTCGATGCGCGCGTCGAGCCGATTCAGCTTGTCGACAAGCGGGATGAGATCCTCCATCGGCCCGCGCGACCACAGGCGCCCCCCGAACGTGTCGTACCCGATGTGGATCCACGGCCACAGGGGGCGCTTGTACTTGTCGGTGTACGGGATCGGCCCCGGCAACGACTGCTGCGGATCTTGAATCGCGAGCACATGATCGCCTTCGCCGACAAAGCGCCCGAGGTACCCCTTCGGGAACTCCGGCCGCGTCTTGAGCCACATCTCGTACTCGACGCACCCCTCGTTCTCGGACATATCGCCGGTCCCGCCCGACATGAAGGGTGTCGCCGTGAGGTCGGACTGCGACGCGAGTGCTTTCAATAGTTGGAGACTACGCTCCTGCGGTGCCTTGACCCACTGGATCTTGGCGAGCACGTCGGGCGGGTAGTGCGCCTCGCCGTACGACTTACTCCGCCACCGGACGCGGATCAGTTCCCGTACATCCTTCCACTGCTGGTACCCACTCGGCACCAGGATTTCAAGCGGCGAGCACACGTCGGTGTCGCCTTTGCCGCGGGAGATCGGTTGCTCCGACCCCTCGATGGGCTGCACATTGGGGCTGCCGCAGCTCTCGCACGCAGGCTCCGCGAGATCCAAGGTGCCGGCGGGATGCACGAGCCCGCAATCGAGGCACTCCGCGTCAGGGATCATCGTGACTTCGCCCTCATCCGGGTTCCACCACGGGTGCAGAATGACGTTCCCGAGTCCCGTGAGCCAGAAGTCCTGATCCCGCGTCACCGCCGCCATGTCGTGTTCCTCGCGGATCAGCGGCTCCAACGCATCCGAGACTTCCGCCGTCGTTACGTTGAGCGGATCGGTCCCGTTCGGGCGCGAGATCGTCCCCACCTGAATCGCGGCGAAGATCGACCGCAAGGTCTGCTGCCCCTCGTTCATCTTCGAGTTCGTGGGCCGCGGCATCCACTTCGCGAGGCGCTTGTCCCGCCACTGATTCCGCTTGGTGTCGAAGAAGATCCACTGCCGCTTGAGCAGGTACATCAGGATCCGCCACCACGCGCGCTCGAACACGGCGCGGGACTCCTGGGACTGCTTCAGGACCTCCTTGAAGACCTCGACTTGCCGTTCGAGGTTCTGGTACGCGTCGGGTTTCGGCTGGAACGGGAGCACCTTGCCCGATGTGGGTGAGTTCGTGCCCTGAATGGGTTCGGCGACGGCGCCGCCGGTCTGAGGTTGAGCCATTGGTTACTCGATGCCCTGACGACGCGCTTCCTCGTCGCCCATGTCTTCCATGTTGATATTGCCGACGAGGAGATCCTGCACAGACGGCGGCTGCGGACCAGCGTCCCTTACCCCAACCCGGCCAGGAAGAGGCTCGGGCGGCTCCACGCGTTCGATCTCGGGGACGTCGACGGGGAGGTGGAACTTCTGATTTTTGAGCACCGCGTTCTCGCGTTCGAGCTGGTTGACGCGAATCCGCAGCCACTCCGCGGTCGACGAGAGCGAGGCCGCCCGAGCGATGAGATCGATGAACACTTGCCGCTTAACCCACATGATGTCGCTTTCCTCCTCGCGTGCGTTTCTCGCGCGCTGGCTTCCATCCGGTCTTGCGGAGCGTCCCGTACACGTACGCGTTCGTCCGTGCCTCATCGAAGCCGCGCACCGCCGCCTCCCGTTGCAGTTTTCGCTCAAGGGCTTTAGGCATAGAACTCAGCCATCCCTGCTACTACTTCTTGTTCCTCTGAGTCGTGGGCCGCGTCACTCCGCCGAATACGCTCAATTTCCGCGCGCTGCTTGTCGGGGAGCAGACTGAGGTCGCGCACCTTGGGCGTTTCGGTGACGATCGCCGCGACGAACTGCTCGGGGAGCTGCGGCCACAACATGAGCGCGTACCGCAGCGCGTCGAGAATGTCGTCGTCCTTCTTGATCGGCTCCTGGCGCCCGAGTCCTTCGTCCTTCGCGGACTTCGTATCCTTCCAGCGGTACCGCGTCGACTGCTTCAGGAGCTTCGGGCACCGGGATTTCACAATGAACAGCCGCCCGACGATCGCCCACGACTTCACGCGCTCGATGCCGGCAACGACGTCGTTCTCGGCTGGCGTGGAGAAGATCCGGTGCGGCGGTTGCGCCAGCTCGATCTGCATCTGGAGTTGCGAGCGGTCGATCGCGTGCCGCACACTAGCGGCCTGCGCCATCGCACGGATGCTGCGTTTGTGTTCGGCGGCCGGCTTGTAGCGCTCGCAGTACTCATCGATCGCTACGAGTCCCTTGGGGGTCGATACGATGCTCACTCCACCGAACGGGTGATCCGCGCCGGGGTCAAGGCCGATGATGCCTGATCGCGAGGGGTCAATATCCGGCCATTCGGGAATCAGCGATTTCAGGACCGCGAATCCGTCGTCCGTTGAATCATCGACCGCGCACTTCTCCAGCAGATCCCCGAAGATCGCGCCCGTGAAGATGACGCGCTGAGCCATGTACTCCTGCGCGAACATCTCCGGCGACATCGACTTGCGCTTCTTCTCGACCTCCTCGTGCCGGATGTGCGGCGCGTCGAGGGTGGTCGCTTCGGCGAACCAGTACCCGGGCTCTCCCGCCTTCGCTGGTTCCTCGAACACGTCCTCGGTCCAGTCGCCACCTTGGGGAGTGGTGATGACCCAGGCCGCACCCGCCTTGTCGGTCAGAGCCGGCGACGCGACTTCCCACGCCTTCTTGACGAGGAGCGCCGCTTCGTCGAGGCAGAGGGTGTCGAGGCCGGATCCGCGGCCACGCTCGGGGTCGTCGAGGGAGACGAACTTAATTTCGCTACCGTTGGGCAACCACAGGTGCCGGTCGCTCTCTTTCCAGTACCCCTCGTCCACGAGCCGCTGCGGGAGTTGCTTGAAGAAGGTCGGGATCGCGAACTCGTCGAGGAGCGGGTACGTGGGCGCGCAGATCCAGTGGTTCGTATTCGGGATTTGCGATTCGAGAATGGTCGCCAGGGTGCCGATGCGCGTCTTGCCAAACCGCCGGCCGGCGCGGATCAGGAGGTTCTGATAGACGCGGAGCCCCTTGCGGTCGCACCGGGGGCAGTGCTGCGCGAACTCCTTCCGCGCGAAATCGACGGGGAACAGGAAACCCGCGGGCTCGCCTGTCCCGGGGTCGATCTCGATGCAGAACTCGCACCGCCGCAGGAGGATGGATTTGAGGAACGACTCCTGTACGGGGTTGTACAGCAGTTGGACGAGCGGCTGCCCGCGGAGTGCGAGCGAGATCGTCGGCCCGAGCTTCGGGTTGATCTCGTTCCCCTCGCTGTCGTGCGTGAGGGATCGGTTGATCGGCGGGAGGTAGACGTCCTTGTTCGCGGTACGAGTTTTACTCACGCGAGTCCGGGGTACGTACCGCCGCTGGTACCGGCGCCAGGGCGCGATTCGGGTTGGCGATGATGGCGCCGGCCTTGATCTCTGCGGCGCTCCCGTCGTGGACGAACTGCACCACGAGCCCGGTGAAGGCTGCGACCGCGTTCGGGTCTTGTACCGTCTCGTGCTTCTGCCGGAACACCCCGCGGCCTTTGAGGTACTCCAGCGTGTAGTCCTTGTCGCGCTCCTGCAGCCCTTCGAGCACGTTCTCGACCGCCATCGGGAGCCCCTCGCGATCGAGCCGATTGAGTTCCCGCTCGACGACTTGATCCTTCTTCCCGCGCTTGGCGATGCGGAGGACATGCCGCTCGGACATATTGAGCATCCGCGCGATCTCGCGGTAGGTGGGGGTGGGCTTGATCCCGATGCGGAGCGCCATGATCGTTGCCAGCAGTGCATCACCGGGCCAGCGGTCCTTCCCAAGCGCCTCTTGGAACCGAGCCGCCTGCTCGACTACCGTACGCCGCGCGTGGACCTCGTACCCGCACACTTCCCCGACCTTCACCAGCTCGGACGCGGGACCGGGATCCGGGGGGAGGAGCGCGTCGGGGATCTGCGATACCGGGATAGCGTTGGGGGGCTCAGGCGGGAGCTTGCGCCGGGGGCGGGACCACGTGTGTGACGAAACCCCCTGATTAGAGGGGTTTCGCGTACCCCCCGTACCCCCCAGTACGGTACGACCCTGACCTTCGCGGGGATCGGGATATAGGAGGTTCGCGTACTGCTCCACGCAAGAATCATACCAGAGTAGGGTCTGATGTGGGGAGATGGTGGTAGACTAGGAGTCGGAGCTGCGGTACCGGACCTCGGGGCGCCTACTGCGCGCATCCTCCTCGCGTTGCCCATCCTGGGGTACCAGAGGACCGCGGCTCCACCCTCGCACCCTCCCACACCCTCCGTCCCCCGTACCCCCCGGTACCCACGTACTCGCCCGGGATTCCCAATCGTAGATCCTGTTCTCCTTCTTGTACTTATATATGACTGACGTACCCTATTAGATCCCTGGTGGCAGTGATCCCCGATCCCGGATCCCCCTAGGTACCTGATCCCTGATTCCCTGATCCCTAGTCCTAGATCCCCCTGATCCCGATACCCAGATACCCACTGTAGCCCGACCGTATCCTCCTACAAAAAATTCGACCGGGACACCCCCACCCCGGTCGAGTCGGAGTCACATCGCCGGGGGGTCCCCCCGCCCCTCGCCCCCCTGCGCCCGACATGGGCGCGAACCTTGGGCCGAACGCTGAGTGATTCGCTCGATATTGGGTGTCGGCTCGCGTACGTGTGATCCCTGTGCGCCCTACGGATGAGGTAGAAGCGTCAATATGTTGACGATATTGGCGTTTGGAGTGTCGGTATTCCGACACCATGCTAAGTCGTTGAGCAGCAGGCGGTTACGCGTTCGGACGCGGGGAAACCCGGTAGAACAGCGTCAAAGGGTTGACGATAGGACGGTTGGAGGCAATGATTATGCTAGTGTTTGGACGATTGTGGGGAGGTACACGTACTGCAGGGGTCTGATGTGGGACGATTGAGGTATAGATTAGATCCCGGGATCCCAGATGGAGGCGATATGAGGTTCCCCAAGAACGCGGTTTACAGAGAGGCTGAGCGCATCGGCGCCTCTGTCGAATGGGAACAGACCGGGTCTGTGTTCACGATCCGTATCGCTGCGCCGCGCGGCAAGCACTGGCCGGGGGACATTCACGAGCTAGTAATCACTGCACGTCCAACGACCGCCCTTCAACGCGACGAGCTGTGGACTGATGCATTCACGCGAATGGACCAGGGCTTAGTGACGTGCGATCTAAATGACGCGGGTTGCGCTGACTGGGTGGAGTGATGCGCCTCTTCCTCGCGCTACTCATCTTCACAGTCGCCATGATCTACACACTCGGCCGAGCAATCGACTCGGCCGCCGATGCTGCGCGCACTAGGGGTGTACGCGCGCCATTGTCGGAGCTGGTACGGTAGAGTATCACCCCACATCAGATCAGGTACGGGAGGCACCATGACCGCTGTCGCAGGTAGATCCAGAGTCGAGCCGCTGTACAAGCTCCTGGCTGGCGCCATCGGCGCCTATCACCGCTGCAAGGCATCGGGCAATACGGAATGGCTCAATAAGCACGCCGATGCTGTTGAGCGGATGTGTAAGGACGTACTACCTTCCGGCTCGGGTATCGACTCGGGGTGCACGATTGACCTTGACGAGTGCACTGAGGAGAAGATCGTTATCCACGCGTCATTTCACCATATGAACGATGGCGGGATGTACGACGGATGGACGGAGCACACGATCACAGCTCGCCCATCGTTCATAGGCCAAGTTGACCTGACGATCACAGGCCGCAATCGAAACGACATCAAGGACTGCCTCTCGGAAACGTTTCACCACGTTCTAACGGAACAGATCGAGGAGTCGTACGACGAGCCGCGCGATCGGCTCATGTATCGTTTCGCGCGGCTCATTCTCCCCACATCAGGTGAACAGTCATGAACGCCGCCAAAGCACACGCCCTGCTCGACAGTCTGATCGATCGCGGGTTCGACAATTCCGAGATTGCGTCGGCCGACTATACCGACGATGTTGACCCGTCCGATCAGGAGTTCGCTATTCAGATCGGGTGCTCACAGTGTGAAGCACTCGCGGTCAACGGTCACGCCACACACGAACACGGGTGCCCGAATGGCCGGCGGTACAAGTGCCACGAATGCGGGCAGGACCATCGGACGGCGGAAGAGGCCGGCGAGTGCTGCGCGCCAGTGTACGAGGAGGAGGAGGAGGACGACGATGCCACAGAGTAAGTGGTTAGCTTCTGTCACAAGTGGGCGTATTTCCAACCCCGCGCCTACACCTAAAACCGAGTTGATGTACTTCGTCCAGCGGGGGCAGTGGGCTGGGTACTGGCGTCGTGTACCGCTGCAAACGCGCGTACGCGTACTTGATCTTCGCAGTCGTCTCACGGGTCGTGGGTACTTCGTGCGGGAGGTGGTCGCATGAATGAGCGTATCTGCTGGAAGTGCGACTACCGCTGGCCTGTGTGGGCCGGCTCAACGTGTCCCCGTTGCGGGGCGAAGTAGGGGGAGGACTAGGATGCGAGCTGATCTCGACACCACGAACCACGGCACGATCATCTCCATCCGCCCGCGTACCGAAGTAGGGCGCCTGTGGATGGCGTGTCACGTACCCGACAGCCACACCAATCCCGAACGCGCGGTTGACTGTGAGCACAGGTGCGGGATCGCGATCTTGATGGCGGCCATTGGCGCCGGCCTGAAGTTGCGCGACACGACGACGGGGAAGATTGCACAGGGGGAGCCTGCTTAGGTAACTCCCCACATCAGGAGGCAACGATGGCACGTTACAGCAAGTCCGATCGCGCCGAAGCGATTGCGCGACTGCGCGAATGGATCAAATCAGGGGATACCGTCTACACAATTCTTGACCACGTCTCGCGGTCAGGTATGTCGCGGCGCATTCGCGTCGTAATACCGCAGATCGAGCGGCACCAAATACCGAGCGTCGATCGTAAGACTGGCAAGGAGCTAGGCGGGCTCAGTCTCAGTGATCCAAAGGTAGATTTTATCCATCCGAATCACGCGGTGGCCGCGGCTCTTGGTCTGTCGCAGGCGAAGCAGGGCGACGGACTGATCGTCGGCGGTTGCGGCATGGATATGGGGTTTCACCTTGTACACTCCCTGTCGTACGCGATTTACCCGGAGTACGACTGCACAGGGGATAATTGCCCCTCGCCCGAACATCAGAACGCCCGAAGCCGGCGGCAATGCGAGTGTGGGCATGAGCACTATAATCACGAGGTCATCGACGCCACATCGTGGGATGACGCGAAGCAGCGCGGCCGATGCGAAGTCGGGGGATGCGACTGCCAGCAGTTCCGCGAGATCCCGAGCGCCGATCATCGCGGACCTGGTGTCAAGCACAGGGACGGGTACGCCTTGCGCCATAGGTGGCTCTGATGGCGCAAACGCCTATCTCCCCACATCAGGCCGGATTTACACACGGGCCGTGGTACTACAGCGCCGGAACGATCTACGCCGATCGCGCGTTGACCGTTCCTTTGGCGCACATCGATCATGTGACACCGTACACACTCCCGACTGAGCACGACGCGAACGGGCGGATGATGGCGTGCGCACCGAGTTTGTACGAAGCGGGCGTCGAGCTGCTCAGAGTCGTCGAATGGTGGCTGGATATGGGGTACCTGAAGGGCATTGATCTGGAGCTACCGGGCAGTGTGCCGGTACGGGTCAGGGAATTGTTGGAGGCGGTACGGAAGGGGGGAGTATGAGTGCAGCGAAGCATACGCCGGGGCCGTGGAGCTGGGGACGCACGACGGTCAATACCGGAACGGGCGCACATGAAGGCGATTTACAACTCGTGACTGACCATCGGCCGATTCACTGCAATGATCCCGTTGTGTTCACAGTGCGCGAGGACTGGACGCGCCACCTGTTGACGCATCCCGAAGGGCAGGCCAACGCCCGCCTGATTGCAGCCGCGCCGGAGATGCGCGAGCTACTGCAAGCTATCGCAGACGCAGACCCCGATCAGGTGGACATACCGGGCGATTGGCAGACAGACGCTCGCGTCCTGCTCGCCCGCATCGACGGCACCACGACGGACGATCAGTGCGACGCCACATTATCGGGAATGCGTTGCACCCTCCCGAAAGGCCACGGACGGTACCACAAGCACAACGCGGCCGGTTGGGAAGAGTGATCCTCCTCCTCGCCTACTACCGCGACGGGCACCACGCCGGGCGACTGGATCGGTACCTCCGCCTAGCGCCCTCGCCGATGGCGCTCACGAGCCGGCTGCCGGGGTACGCGGCTGGGTATTACGACGGGTACTACTACGGTTGAAAAGAGAGGCGGGCATGAGACGTTACACACTGAGCTTCGCGGCCGGCATCGGCTACGCGCACCCACACCCAGAGCGTACGGCAAAGCGCGCTGGTCGTAGCCTAGGGGCCTATGACATGTACCAGGTCTGGTCAAACCGGGAAGCAATGGCCCGTAGTATCCGAATGCAGCAGCGTCGGGCAACCCGGATCGATGACTGGCGCCCTTTGGTGCCGCTTTCCGATGGAGAGGGTTACTAGGCTCGTGCTTAGTATGGCCCGTCCCTTGCTATCTCCCCACATCACAGGAGGCATCTAGACCCCTATGCGCCCTGCTGTACTCCGCACCCTGCTCGCCCCTGAGCTACCCTGGTGGAAGCGGGCGGCCCTACTTACGAAGCGGGCACTGCTCTACCTCCTCACCGGCCCGAACCCGGACCTCGCCGACATCTACGTGTCTCGTACGAAGCGTGCAGAACTCCTCCGACTCCCCTACGAACGCTCTTGACACACTGTCTCGTTGTGTCACACTACGCCGGTACACCGATTGCTCCTAACGTCACTCAGGCGTCGGAAGATCCCACTTTGACGTTCGATCTTCCTACAAAAGGCGTTATGACGTGTACGGAGGTAGGACACGAATGGCAATGACCTACGAGGAGATCCTGCGCCGCTTGGGGCGACGCGTGGTCGTACAGGTCGATAAGCGGCGGGGCACTGAGATTAGGCGGGCGCCTGGTGAAGCGGGCGAGGCGGGCGACATTCAGGTGAGGTACAGAGGTACCCCGGTGGTGACGCTGCACCCAGATCACACGTACACGTTGAGAACAGGGGGACTGGCGACACGGACGGTGCGCAACAGGATTGCGGAGTACTCCCCGGTGAGTCTGGTACACCGCGGGGGCGGGTACTTCATTGAAGACGTCAGAACGGGCACATTGGTACCCTTCCTCGAAGGGGTACGCGTTGGGCCGGATGGTCGTCCGATTGAGGGGCCGGCGGTACCTGCTACTACGGGACGCACCACGAGTCTCGGCGAAAACGGCAGGGGAAGCGGGCAACAGATTGACGAGGCACAGCTCCGCTCGTTCATCCGCGCGTTGGTGGCGGATGCGTTACGCGATTTCGGGGTCCCTCCACGACCGGTGCAGGCGGTACCGAATCTGCGACCAGGGAAGCTCCGGGGGCGGGTACGCGACCTCGACCCGGACGCGGCGGTACTACCCTTGGATGTTGTTGAGCAGATGATGCTCGATGCGGGCGCCACACCGGAGAAGGTGAAGCGGGTACTCAGGGACACGCGCAATTCGCTGTTCCGCGGGCGGGACAAGGCGGATGATTACGACGAGCCGGTGGTACCCGAGCAGCCGATTCTGCGGAAGCCGCCCGCGAGTATCGGGGCGCTCGGGGACTGCGCGGATTGCGGGTTGAACATCGCGGCGCACTACGATCGCGCGAACCGGTTCAGAGGGTGTAATTACGCGGCGGAGCATCGAGAGGATGTGGGACTTGTCTAATTGGGCTTTGTCTAATCTGGCGATTACCAAGCGCGGTGACAAGTTCATCATGCTTGCGACGACTGACGAGGGGATCATGGAGTGGGAGGTGCGCCCACAACAGAAGCACCCGGGATCTCCGCCACCCGGGAACCAATCGGGTACGACAGTCAGTACAAGAGAGATCGAGATCAAAAACGTTGGGACCGGGGCAATCACCATCGGTACCGACAGCGTGAAACCGGGCGACCGCTTTCGCGTCCCGCTCGTGTGCGAGTGTGGTCAGCCCGCTCGGCACTGGGACTCAAACGGCCCATCGCAATGCTGTGCGTGCTACATCAAGGCGGGCAACCCGCCCGCCGACTGGCACTCTGAGCACTCTGGGTGTGTAGCGATCCTAGCCTCAAAACACGACGATCACACAGGGGACGTCGGCTCTTACTGGCTTCGTCGCAGGGATCGCAACTCGTGAGCGTCTGCGCCGAGCGCGGCGATCAACAGGACCGCACCACCCGCCCCGGCTTCTGGTCCGCGGCGTACTGGCCCATGCTTGGTGGCACCGCCCCTGTATGCGGTCCTGGCGACCACTCCTCCGCCCGTGCCTTCCTTCTTCGCCTCGAAGCCGCTATCGATCGCGGTGGCTGGACCCGAAACGAATGGCGGAACTTGCACAAGCTCTACTACGTGTGGTCCCGGCGCGCAAATGGGGAAGATCCCCGTTTCGAGCACGTCGGGGTGCGGGCAGGTCGGCTGGATCGTACGCTCGAAGCTCACATCCGCCAACGTCGCAAGGTGTTCGAGATGGCGGATTGGGTCCGGGTGGCACAGCCTTTGCGAACAGTCGACGCGGCCGATCCCACGGTGCGACCAGCAGACTCGACTCTCAGGGCGCGAGTTTACCGGCGTCGTCGGCGTCTTCCCCGCGAATCACAAGGATTGTAGCGATTTATGGCGAACGGGCTAGCCACACCACGTCTCCGGGGGACGCATCACCCCACATCAGAAGATCACAATTCTGTTCGCTCAAGCATCGAAACTGCACATGAGGAGCTGACCGAACGCTCGTTCCTCATCCCCATCAAGGACAGCCACGGGCACTCCGAGCGCGTCTCCCTGCGCGTCCACCCGCAGTACATGCCCGTGCTGAACAACGTCCTGCGGAGTCAGAAGTTCCCCTTCCGCTCGACCAACGACATCGTGCGGTACGCGATTGACCGCGCCTGCCGCGATCTCGAACGCCGCGCCGAGATCCCCTCAATGATGCGGCGGATCGATGCGATACGCGATCTGCTCGCCGCCGAGGAGAACAACATCGAGTTCCTGGGGATCTTCGAGACGGCCACTCGGCAGATCCAGAACTACATCAACACAGGCGCCCAAGGAGAGGCGGCGAAGATCGTCACCGAAATGCGGCATCAGATTAGGGAGATGCCGGCCGGGTACTGGCGGGACCGGTACGAACGAGAGCTGCTGACCCGGTTCAAGCATCTCTTAGAAGTAGACGCCGGGGATGGAGCAAATCTGACCAATGGCGACGAATAAGGGCAGCGACGAAGGTGGCGTCGTGAACCCGGAAGACCACGAGCAAGGGCCGGATGAGCAGCGAATGCTCAGGGAAATTATTGCGCTCGTGGAGCGGAAGTACAACGCATGGGTCGGTGGGACGGAAGGGCTGGAGAGTCCGCAGGCCCAGATGGTGGTGTTTGCACAAGTGACGAAGCGGCTCGCGCAGGCGGGCATCGGGTTAGGCGCGGTCATTACGCAAGCGGGGCGGGCATTCGGGGTCAATTTCGAGCAACTGGAGATCACGGACGAGCAGGGGCGGAGTTTGGTACAGCGCGGGGTGGTGCTGAATCCTGATCCTGTGAACGATGTGCCCTTGGTGCCGGGGTCGAAGCGGGACGACAACTAAAGATGCCGATTTCCGAGTGGCCGATGTGGCTCACCGTGACAACGTGCGCGAGCTACATCGATCGCACGCCTGGCGCGATCAAGTTGCTGGTGCATCGGAATAAGATTCCCTTCGTTCGCAGTGAGGACGGTCGAATTCACTTCAACAGAATGGAACTCGACCGCTGGATGGAAAGGGGGAAACGTCGTGGCCCTGATCAAAAGAGGCGGCGTGTGGTACTTCAAGAAGAAGATCCTGGGGGAGCTGTACCGTCTGTCGACCGGATTCCCGGTGGCGACTCAGAGGACAAAGGACGCCGCCGCGCACCGCGCGTCCGAACTCGAAACGGAGATCCGCTCGGGCAAGCACGGGTGGACGAAAACAGTACCTACCTTGGGTGGGTGGTGGACGCTCTACGAAAAAACGTACAGCAGTCAGAAGGCGGCGCCCGAGCGGGATCGCCAGATCATGGCACACGCGCTGCCGTTCTTCGGGCCAAGTACACCGCTCGACCAGATCAAAAAGACGGACTGCCTGCGGTATCTGAACAAGCGGCGCGGCGACGTGCAGGCGAACCCAAAGCGGAAAACCCCCGGGAAGATCAGCGAGGACACGGTCCAGCGCGAACGGAGCTTCCTACAAGCGTTGTGGCAGCAGGCGATTGAAGATGGGCACGAGATCACGAACCCGTGGAAAGGCATCGAGCGCAAAGCGTACACCGTCCGCGAACGGCTCCTCACGGACGACGAGCAGAAGAACCTCCTCGCACGACTGTCCCCGCGGTTCCAGCGTTTCGTACTGTTTCTTCTCGGTACCGGTGTCCGACTTGACGAGTGCCGGGGTATTGCATCGACGGATCTTAACCTTCCTCAACGCTTTGTCCGTGTGACGGGCAAGTTCTCGAAGACGCGCACGGTGCCGATTCCCGCTGAGTTGGTACCGATGCTGCAACAGCAGCTCGACGACGATGGGCAGCTCTGGACGCAGAACCCTCAGAGGTTGCGTGAAGTGATTCGCGAGGCGGCGGTACGCGCCGGCATCCCGCACCTCGGGCCGCACACCATGCGGCACACATTCGGGTGGCGGTACTTGAAAAGCGGTGGAGACATTTACAAGTTGAGCAAGATCCTCGGGCACGCGGGGGTCGCGGTGACGGAGCGTCATTACGCACATCTGCTGAAGGACGATCTTCGGGACGCGATGGATCGCGTGGACCTTGGAATCAGGGCGAGCGTGAAAGCGGTGGTCAGGGTGGAGGAGGAGGCGGTGGACGCGACGAGTGTCGTGGTGCCGTTCGAGCGGGTATGAACATTCTGGTACAAATCAGTGCCGTGGACGGCGAGACGCATCTCACATTGGTTACGCCCCATGTCGGACACGCGCTCCAGTTCCTCGAACGTGAGGACCACGAAGGCAGTTCTATGAGTATCAAGATCGACGCGGACCACGGAGAGGCGTATCAACTACTGTGGGGCATCAAGCGGGGACTGCCAACGGACCCGGAGCGGGTGTGATCCTTTCTGTGATCCCCTTTTCGGAACCCGCCGTAACCACCAGTATCCTGATGTGGGGCGGTCGTGATCGATTGGCGCGGGAAACTGGTGATTTGGTCGGGGCGACTGGATTCGAACCAGCGACCCCCTGCGCCCAAGGCAGGCAACGCGGGGGGCGGGTACGCGCTAATGTTGTCTGGGGGGATTGAATGTCCGACAAGGGTGTGATCCCTTCTGTGATCCCTATGACGGCCCAGCGGCAGGCCCAGTTGATCGAGCGTTTGTCGCAGTTCGTGTCTCGTGAACGGGCACTGATCGAGGCACGCGGCAAGGGCGGGCAGCATGTCGGCAACAGCCCGTCTATCACACCGTCGGTTCTGAAGGAGTTGGAACGAATGCTCCAGGAAGCCGCCCTTGCGGCCCCCCAGGCCCCACAGGAACCCGATTGGTGCATCGCGCCTGAACTGCATCAAGACACGGGGCACATTGCGGCATGCTTTATCGATCCCAGCCACGGAACCAAACCTCAGGCGTCCCCCCAGGCCGGGATCGGCCCGTGGTTGCCGATAGCAACATATGTCGGTCCACAAACGGTGCTGCTGGCCGTGCCCTACGCCGGGCGTCATCGGTTCACGGTTGGTTACTTTCATACGGATAACGATTGGGTGCTTTACGGGAGGCTTCGACGGGAACATGAGCCAGAGCCCACCCATTGGATGCCTTTACCCCCCTCTCCTGGTGACGCGGCATGAGCGAGAAGCAGGAAGGACAGCCATGAAGATTCCGCGTGTCGGCCTACGGCGGGCTATCACCGAGCGGCGGATTCGCCGGATCGGCCGTCATTGTCGCTGTGGCGTATTCGTCTTTCCGGGCTCAGTGTCGCAGCAGCTTCACGGCGGATGCTGTCCCATTTGCGGCGCGCTTCTGCGATTCGCGGCGCCGTCGGTTATTTCAATCTCTCCTGGTGGTGCGGAGCGAGCCAAATGAGCGACTACAAACATCCGCCTTCACATCTCGATATTGAAAGCCCCCAATTTGAGGGCCAGCCCCACATCTGGATTCAGTGGAAGGGCACCGACGTGTGCTGCGACATCCACTGTGCGTGCGGGGCGCATTGCCACTTCGACGGCGATTTCTTCTACTTTTTCCAGTGTCCCCACTGCAAGCGGTACTGGGAAGTCGGCACGCACGTCAAGATTTACGAGGTGGATGCGGCGCGGGTTGCCGGCAAGCACGTCAAGCAAGCCGATCCTGACGAATCACTGACAGGTGGTGCGGAGCGAGAGCCGTGAGTAGCATCTTGCGCGGCAATGACAACCCGCCCGACACGGAGCAGCACAGTGGATGGGTCTATCTCGGGTTCATCGTAACAATGATTATTGCCGGTGCCATGATTCTGTGGCTGAAATGATTGCCCCACAGGCCTAGATAACAAAGGAGGAACAGACAATGAGCGTACGTGACCGCGGATTTGCGTCAATGAGTCGAGACAAGCAACGGGAGATCGCAGCCAAGGGGGGTCGTGCCGCCCACCAGAAAGGCAACGCCCACGAGTGGACACCCGAAGAAGCCCGGATCGCCGGTCGCAAGGGGGGCCAGGTGTCGCGCGGCGGTCGGGGCCGGGTCGCAATGCGTGAGCCGAATCCGGTCGCTGCGGCGACAGCTGGCAATTCGCCCGAGTAGCAATCTCCCCACATCACAATAAGCGATGGAACTCATTCCGACCTACAACGGCCGACCGAGTGTGGTGAAGCAAAACAACTGCACCATCTACCTCTCGGTACACGACGCGGAGTTCCTACGTCAGTGGCGGGCGTGGAGGCTGCGGCTCGCGGCAGCGCACCCGGATACCGGGGGGACTGCAGTCAGGTTTCGCAAGGCACTGGTGATGTACCGCGAATGGCAGTACGTCCAAGCCAAGTTCTACAACGAGGTCGGGGTTGAGCCGCCAAGGCCGCTACCGGAGCCGCAGAACCGAGTCGGGGCGACGCTGCGGTTGCCGGAGACGGCGGTATGCCCTACCTGTGGCAAGACGTTCATCCCGAGAAGGAGTGTGAAGAGTCCGACCGGGATGACGACGTTTTGTAAGCGGCCGTGCTCCAAGCCGCGAAGACGGTCTACGGTGGCGGTGGGGTTGGAACAGTTGAAGGAGGCGGTGTGATCGACCTCCTCCCTCCGCCACACTTCCTCGGGGCGCCCGACCAATTCCAGAGCTGGCGCCCC